CTGGTCCCACACAGAAGGATATGATGGCTATGTGCAAGGCCCAGGGTCTAGTTTTTGATAAGGAGACTAAGCAGTGCCGCCCAAAGAAGGTCCGCGGCTCTGCCCTTGAGCAGGCTTACGCTCGTGGTAGCCTTTTCTTCGGCAAGAACAAGTTCGGTGTTAACCACCCCCCTTCGGCCCAGCGAGCTGCCATTGTTTACAATGGTCCCGCCTCTACTCTAACTAAACCAGACTACGGTATCATGGGCCCCGTCAGTGGTAAGGTAACTGGTCCTGGTAGCTTCCAGGTTTCTAGCTCGAATATAACCCCAGCCATGAGCAAGGCGATTGGTGTTGCTATACCTAAGATCCCAGCAAAGCCCGCGAAGAAGAATCTTCCAGGTGTCCCAACACCAAAGTTCGGCACCTACTCGAAGAAGGATAGAATGTAAATAAATGGTAATATAAAGGGTTGGGTATAAAAATCTATTGCTTATTAAAATTGTTAATAATATGTAGATTTTTACACTATAATTAGATATTAGTAAATTCGCTTAACTGAATATCTTCCTCTGCGTTAAATAATGTACGTTCTACTGTCCTTAGACTGTTCGGGTAATTTTTATCAGTTCTTACTAAAATTGGCGAAAAATTTTGCATATTTTTAATAAATAGACATTCTAGTATACAGTCGGTTTTCTTATTTTCTAAAGTATGATACTTGTCAATAAATTCTTTACCCTGTTCAGTATTATATCTAATATTGGCAAACTTTGTAAATTTTTGTTGATGGTATACATAAGCGGATAGATCTTTATCAGTTTCTTCTCGAATTAAAAAATCAACTGTATGCTTGTCTGATGGTTTCCATTTAAACATAGAAAATTGAGTACCATTTAACACAGGTAAATTATTAGGCATAAATATAATTCCATCTTTATTTTTATGATTTTCATAATCATCTAAAAAGTTTACAAAATCAGAAAGCTTATAAAAAGTTTTAGTTTCGATTGTCATGAAATTTGTTTTAATTGGTAAAAGTAAAGTTTTTACACAACAATCAATTTCAGCTAATCTAGCTGCAAAATTATTTTTATTTACTCTGTTTCCACACATTAAAACAGAATCGTAAATAATAAAAGTATAAGAGTCTTTTTCCTGCACAAGTTCTCCATCAAATAGTGTTCCATCGTAAATAGAATCATCCCCCTTAATATCAACTGTGTAAAAATTTAACGATCTGTCACATAGAATGCACAATTTTCTATTAGTCTTATCGGTGGTAAAAAACATGATATATCTAACCCCATCATTTTTAACACCAACAAAATATTCATAATTTTTAAGTTTATCAAAATCTTTACGTTCTATTGACACTGGCTGAGGACAAGGAAACTGAGCTTCACCTCTATAATTCCAGTTAAAAAGAATATTACGAGTTAAATAATTAATAAAGTTAGGATTAGTAATTTTTTGAGCAGATGGAATATCCATATACTATAGTATATAGCTTATCTTTAAGTTACTTAAAGACTTAAATTATACTTTAATAAAGTTTAAATGGTAGATTATATCACCAAAGAAGCTTTACTAAAGGACTCCTTAATTAAATTTTATAATAATAAATCAAACTTAGATATTTTATTACCTATTATAGAACAGAAATCTAATATATCACTTAGGATATTAGATTGGCTTGTAACTAATTATTCAAAGAAATACAACATCGCTTACGAAATATATAAAAATGGTAACAAAAGTTTATTTTTTATATATTTAAGTTATAAAAATCAATTAAAAGCTTACTCTAAGAAATATTTCGATCCATTTTGTAGACGCAATAGAATTGATATAGATTTAACTCTATTATCGGATGAAAGATCAGGAGTTATTACTACAACAATTGGGCAATTAAATTTTTTTAGATGGTTTATAGAAAACAAATTGTTAAATTATGTATTAATAAACGTGAATAAGATAGATGAAGATATGAATAATACACTTAAAAATAATTCTAAAGACTACAAGAGAAAGGAATTATCGCAAAATACTGTTAGAAATGTAAATATTATTAGTACTAATTTCGTTGTAACTTTTGATTAAATTATTTTCTTGTTAAATTATAAATGGTGTTTAATAGCGCGTTTAGTGTCCAAGATCATATTTGTAACAAAATAGATGATTCAGTTTTTCCAGAAAATACTCATCATATACTACAAGGAAATATTGGTTGTTTAGTTGCTGGAAATTCCCGTCTATATTTTACAGAAGCTGAAACACCAAGTATGTTAGGTATTGTTGGAGATGTTCGAAGACCAGAAAGAATAATATATTCGCATAATGGTAAAGCTATCAGCCAAAGTAGTAGACTTGTTAATGTTCCTCGTAGTTTTTATGATGATGAGTCACCATTATTAGTGGGTGAATCCGGGTTTGGTAGTGATTGGGATATTTTAAATAACCCTCAAAATAACATAGGATATGCTCTAAATTTTAATGGAAAGCGATCTATAGGGTTTCCGTATCATGCTACACCGGGTGATGATATTCAAGCTGTTCCACATTCATCCCCTATAGAACTTGTAGAAAGAAATGGAAGAATGGTTCCAGCTTGGGAATCTATATCTAAAGCTTATCCTGGTTTAGGTACACCGGTTGGAGATTGGACAAAACACTCAAATTTACACAATTTGGGTTTAAATAAAATCTAAGTATAAGTTTAAACATGCGAAACTATTTATCATCACGATCTTTTAAGACGTTATATGCTGGTTCTGGAGAAACTGGTAATCATATTGCTGGAATTTTAAATGGATATTAATTAATTTTTTTTTCTTTATATTATATAACCCGATGCCTCAATACTTAAAGTCTCAAGTTGTTAATCAGTTAGGATTTAGAAGTGTACCTGCTTAAACTGTTGCTGGTACAGCTGTAATACAAGATGGTGGATCTATAGATTGTTCACAATTATCCCAGCATGTGATACAATTAGAAACATCTGAAACAGTTGCCACAAATTTTAACTTAACAAATTACGTCCCCGGTGTTGTTCTTTATTTTACTATAACAAAACGAGGCGCGGCTATTAATATAAATGCTCCACTTGGATCTCAGATTAATAATGGTCCGAGTATTAATTTAGATGCATATTCGTCAAACTCGACGAGTTTATTTATTCTTGATTCTACAAATGCATATTCAACTGGTGGCTAATTTTAATATCTTAATGTCTCTCTCTAATTGAGTTTGTCTTTTATGATTCTCTAATTCTTTTAGAACTCGTTGTTTTTCGATCTCTTGCTGATTTATTTCTTCCGAGTATTCTATATTATCTCTACTCTTAAGAAGTGAATCAAGATCAGTAGATTCTAAAACTACATCACTTAAGTCTTCAGATAAGTGACTTACATCTGTAAATTTTCCAGGTCGCGTAAAAGAGTCACAATAGTCCACCCCATATTCATAGTGATACATACGTTTATATTCATCTGGTCTTAATAAGTCTAAATTATACTTCTTTTCAGAAGACTGTTTAGTATAATGTATGCTCCATGGATTATCTCTATTTTCCCCTGAGTGTACCTTTTCGAATTGTTTATTAAATTTATCTATCGTATCCAGGGTGTGATCTTTTTCTATGTGTAAGTCATCTGAGTATTCTACATGAGAATACATAGGCGCGTCTATTTCTATAAACTGGTACTTATATAAAAGTTCTTTATACGCAGCCTCAAATACAACAAATATATTCTTCTTTTCTTCCTTTGAGAGAAAATTACAATTTGAGGAGTCTGGGTGATATTGTCTTGACAGCGAGTAAAATGAATGTTTAATATCACTCAAATTGTAGTTTTCTGGTAAATTTAAAATTTCTTCCGGTGTAAGATTCATTTAATAATTTAACATAATTTTTTTAACATATTTAAAACGAAACTGTTGGGTTTCCAGTTACTAATTCGTTACAAATAAAACCAAATGATGATAGCATAGCTAGTCGACCTACAAACTTCTCATTCTTTTTTAGAAAATCAATATTATTAGTGTTACTAATATTAAGTGGATCAAAATTGTAATCTCCAGGGATGTGACTATCCTTCATGTTAAACCAGGAGTCCACAGATGAAGGAAATTCGTAACCCTTAAGCATTTGCGAAACTTCACTACATCCAAAAATACCTAGTAGTAGTAACTGATTCTCAATTGGTGTAGAAGCGAGTTGATTAATACCTAGCGTGCTATGATCGAATACTTCTAAACTTACAAGAGTTGGCATTGCAAGCATAGCAGTGCGTCCATGCTTAATTTCAGCCTCTTGGACAAACTTCGAGTTCATGTTAAATGCAGAAAGAGAAAGAATACCAGTTACTAGAGCCATTATAATAATATATAATTTAAATCTTTATATACATTACAATGCCTAATCATAAATATATAGGAAATCAAATTTTTCACTGTATAGATGTGTTAGATGACTCCTGTGGGGTTATTGGTAGACTTAACCAAAGAATAGATAATCTGATAATAGTTTCTGGGTTAGGTTATATACTTAGTCAATCGTTTGACGTTGGAGGTAATACACATGGCGACTTTTATTATCCAACAAAAGATAGTAATCAGTTGGGTGATACTTACAATAAAAGTAGATTCCAAGAAGGAAATTTTATTAAACATATTTATACTTCAACTGCATCGACAAATATTGTAAATATGATACTCGAGTATGATATTTATATGGATCATCCTCATGATGTTACGATAGATATATGCGAGGTCAAACATAACGCTTATTTAAACGGAAGTACAGAAACTGATAACGTTCCATCTATACATTCTGAAACTATAAGTTTACCGAGTGGTAATAGTAAAGGAAATTTTACAACGAATGTTTCATTTTCATCTAATAAAACTTTAACTGTTAGACTTAAATTTATTGAATCAGGAGGCAGTCATGGTAATGATCAAGTTACAATGGCTTGTACACTATATGGGACTGCTTAATAAGTAGTATAGATATTTCTCAAATAACTGGAAATCTAGACCATGATTATCATCTTTCCACGTTACATGATTGCATCCAGTGTGGGCAATTTCATGCATAATTAATGGAATAAGTTCTTTAAAACTTTTAACTTTTCCATTTGGTTTAATTAAATTTAAAAATACAATACGATACTCAGCTTTTAATTTTTTATCTCTACCTACACTCGGTAAATACTGATTAGGTCTGACATTTTTAGGTTTATTCATTCCCTCAAATTGTGTACCAGTTTGCATTTCTTGTAAAAGATAGTAATCTGGATGAATACTCAAAAATACAATAGACATCTCTCTTAGTGGAGAATCAACCCTACTTAAATTTTTATAAATTTTGATACATAATTCATGAATAAATACTTTAGATTGGTAGAGTCTCTTTGCTACAATATTCTTATTAGGGAAATTTAAAACTTTAAATGGTAAACCTTTATACAATACCGTTGTAAAGTTCGTTTTTTCATCGAAGTCCCAGATGCTCATTAATACTATAAAAGATTAATTTTTAAAGTCATTTAAACAAATCGTAGATACAATGTTAACAATGGGTGAACTACATCTTATCATAGGGTGTATGTTTTCTGGTAAAACAACTGAACTACTCAGAATAGCTAAAAGACTAAAAAGTATTGGACAGAATGTAGCAATCATTAATTATGGCGAAGATACAAGGTACTCTGCAACAGATGTAACAACACACGATAAATACTACTGCGAAGATATAGAGTCTCATTATACGGATGACTTAGATACACTTGATGATAGAAAATATTCAGTTATATGTATAAATGAGGCTCAATTTTTTACAGGGTTAAAAAAATTTTGTATAGATCTAATTAGTAAGTCTAAAATTGTTTATGTATCAGGACTTGACGGAGACTTCAAGCAGCAACCATTTGGTGAAATTTTAGAACTAATTCCAATATGTAATACTATAAATAGACTACATGCATTTTGTAAAGTATGTAGAAATGGAACTCCTGCATATTTTACAAAAAGATTATCAGAATCTAAAGAACAAAAATTAATTGGCACAGATGAATACATTCCAGTATGCAGGGCCCATTTACTTTAGTTTATTATTTGACGCGAATGCTGATAGATCTTTATTAACATTTATTTCTTTTAGTTTCTCTTTTCTTTTAGAGTCTTGAACTTTATTGATATCTTTAATATCCCAAGATATGTATAAAATTCCGAAGACTTCTTCTTTTACATAGAATCCTTCTTTATAAAATTTAGATTTCATATATTTAATCATAGATTCATGTTTATAAGGTATACAACCTAATATAAACGGTGGAACTTTAAATGTACAATTGGTCTGTCCATATGATGAATAATTTTTAATTTTTTCTAGTAGAGTATTAACCATTTTATCCTTAACTTCTCTTTCTCGAATAGATTTTTGTTTTTGCGGTTCTAGTACACTTTTCAGTGTGTCTGATAGCATTAATGATAAGTGTTATTTTATTTTATAATATTTTAATTAGAATATATCTGTACTTTGTATGAGTCTTGTGAGGGTAGTTTAATACCGAGTAATCCAGGTGGTCCATTTACATCCCCAAGTTGATCACCTATTGTAAATAAAACATAGTAACTTTTCATTAATTGTTGTCTAACTTTATACTTAAAAGATATATCTTGATTATAATTGTTCATATGTATTTCATCATATGGTACTTGTAGTATATCTAAATTAAACTTAGTAGATAAAAAAGATTCTCTTGGTCTAGCAGTTAATATTATAATTTTATATCCTAATTTTTTAGCGATCTGGGCAACTTGTACAATGGGTTTAATACCTGGATATAGAAATACGGAGTTTTTATTAATTTTAACAAATTTAACTTTGGAATTAATAGTGGAAACAAGTGTATCGTCTACGTCCATTATTATTGCTTTCGGTAAAGATGTCTGTTTATTACTACTTCTAATCAATAAATTTACTAAATATGTTTTGGTTTTATCAAAAATAGACATTATTTATTAAATGATATTTTAATTACAATTCTTTTGCATCATCAAATAAAGTAACTGGAGGACTTATAGGTCTGGCCTCTAAATCTAATGGTGCTGGTTCCAGATTTCCGTCTGTATCTTCCAATTGTGTAGGTCCAATATTTGGAGTATTTACTGCGCTTTCAGGTATCTGTATCTTTGTAGTATCTTCGAAGTTTGGAATTGGGGAGTCTCTTGGATAAGGAGCTCCATCAATTGGTACAACTGGTATAGCTTTTTGTTCATTCTCAAATTCGCTTTCCGCCTCTGATTTTACATCATCATCTTCTGCTACTTCATCCATTGTGAATTCTTTGTTAGATTTATCTGACTTTTCAGAGGGCTCTGATTCTACAGAATCATCATTAAATACGTCAAATAAGTACTCTTGTAAAATATGTTCAATAGGAAGTTGCTTTCTAATACACTCATTAATAATATCAGATATCATATTAATAAGTCCTTCTTCAGGCTCATGAATCAACATAACGTTATTATAAAATTTATTACAAACTAATATGTATATTTTATGAATAAATGTCTCCATATTTGGTATTTTAATTTTAATATTCTTATGTTCTCCCTTTAGTCTTACACATGCTAAAATTTTAACGTGACTTACAAAAATAGCTGTAACAAGATCCGATAAATAAGAACAAGAATCTTTGATTCGCTTTGTTTCTTTTTCTATTATAAATGAACTCCAGTTCTGAACATTAGCTAGTACAATTTGTAAATTTCTATATGAAACTCCGCGTACCTGCTTTGGTATCTTTTTAGATTCCTCAAATAAACTCATGACTCCTTGGTAAATTAAAGGGCTAAGTACATAACATAATTGGTTAGTATATTCTTCTTTAGCTGATACTAACACATTGACGTTTAATGCTTCCGACATTGTTTAATTACAATGTAAATTTTAAAAAATAAAGTTTAAACTTATAATTTAATATTTAATAATTAATAATATGAATAGACCGGATTGGAAAATAACACAAAAAATATTAGAAGATACTTTAATTAAACCTAATAAATATTCCAAACACGGACTTTTATTAGAACAGAATGAATTTGGCGGAATCATAGAATTTGAGAACAATAATTGTCGAATAGTAGATGGAGAAATGGTATGTGATAAATCGTATTCTAGTCATTCGATAGAAAAAGGTAATTCCAGTTCTGTTAGTACCCCGCTGGGTAGAGTTAATTTTCACACTCATCCGTTGCATTGTTACATATCAGGTGATGTAATTTGGGGATGGCCATCTGGTGAAGATATGGGTCAATGTATTCGGTTTGCTCAGATGGGTAACTTATATCACATAATATTTTCTTTAGAAGGAACTTACGTTGTCGTTGTAAATAAAAGATTAGTAAGTTTGACTCCTGCAAATATGTCTGGTATAGAAACAATATTTAAACTTACGCATAAATACAGATGGTATAAAAATTTCGAAGAATCAACTGATCTATACCAAGAATTTAAACAGTTAATAGAGCTATCTGGTTTAAAACCAACTGGAAGCAATACATTAGAATTATGGATGTATTTTGTAAACAATTTTAAATTGGGACATTGTCGTCATTATACTGATCCTATAACTACATTATCTCCCGATTTAAAAGCATTTAAAGTATATTTATTTAAAAATAAATCAGTACAGTATACATGTGAACCTGAAAAAGTATACAAACAATTAAAAAGCATTAAAACGTCTAAAGATTTAAACGAAATGATTAAAATGCCACGATTAATCCAAATGAAACTATAAAGAGTAGTCTTTAAATTCGGTATGTCTAAATGAATACTTATAAAGTTTAAACTGGTCAAACTCTATTTTATATAACTCTAAGAATCTATATTTAGAGTCTGTATTATTAACTATAGTGTCTGGTGTAATAATAAAATTAATTATGTATCCAGTCTGGACTTTTAAGTTTGATAAATACTTATAAAGCTGAATAAATTCTTTTTTTGTTATAGAATTTGTTTGTGACTTTAGTTCTAAAACAGAAGTTGGACTGGAATCAGAGTATGTTACAATGTCTGCTCTCTCAAATCCAACTTGAATACCGTTATAATTTATTGGACATATAACTTCAGAGTGAAATAATATCTTTTCAGTCTGAAATTCTATTTCTATTGCCTTCTGGTAAATATGTTCTTTATATCCAGATCCTAATACATCAAAAACTTTAATCAAAATTTGAGGTAAAATTTCATCCATTATTTTAAATATAGTACTTATTCTTTAAACTTATTTAACGAGAAACTGGTAAATCATTGCTCGCCATTGGCTTAACGCCGTCGAGCTTATTCCACCACTGGTTATTCCAATCACAAGACCAGATAGTTGGTCGTGGAAGTTCTTCATAACATGTGAGTGGACGGTTAAATGTGCATGTAATAGAAGAATTATTAAATACACTTACGGGATCACGAGGATTACATACTGGATCACCACGAAGATCAAGGCTTGGATTGCGGAAAGAACTAGAGGTTGTATTAACACCGATAATATCTAGGGCCGAAAGCATGCTAGAATTAGCTAACGCGTTGGATACACAAGATGGGTCCGCCCAGGTCTGATTTTGATTATCTGGACTGGGAAGGGGTAGAAGAGAAGACGCAACTGTGGCAGCGGGCTGATTTAAAGCACACATGCTTACACCAGCTGGAAGACTACCCATACTTCCCTTATCTACAGATGGAGCTAGCATGAAACCCTTGTTCTGAATAACGTCTAAATTAGTTGATTTTGGCAGTCCTGTTTTATCTTCTATAAGCTGGTTAATTTCACTAGGATGTACAGAAGCGGCCGCTGCTAAATTATGGTTATGTGCCTTAGCTTCTTCTGGAGTAAAACCCTCAACGTTATTCTGAATACATTGAATGGCAAGAAGCGCAACAAGAGATGCTGCTGCTAGAGTTGAGAAAACTGATACGGTATTGTCCATTTAATAATTTACAAAGATAATAATTTGTAAAAAAAACATGGAAAATTTAATTAAATTCAAACTCGTCTAAATTAATTTTAATTGGTATCTTTTTCTTTTCTTCCTCCACTTCGCGAAATTCGCATTCTAGTTTTTTTTCTTTGAGTTTTAGGTGGAGAATATTAAAATAAGGAATGCAGTTAGCTTTATAAAATACTAAGTAAGATGCGTGTACTAGTAAAATTACTTCCATTCCGGCTTCTATTTCACTTAATTCTAGTGACTTATCTTTAGCATAAACTTTTACATTTTCATCTATTTTAAACGATGATGTAGTTAGTGACTCACATGTTACATAATTTTTTTTGTAAATTTGTGCAACTTTAGCCTTGGTTAACTCTTTCGAAAACCATTCTGATGATTTGTCTGCAGTTATATTTATCATAAATTGGTCATACTTATCTAAAAAAGATTTAAGTTCATCAGTTGTAATAATTTCTAAAGAGTCATTGTCACTACGAGACGAAACTGTTAGTTTTGGTAACTGAATAACTAAATCCTTATTATTGTATTGTATCTTAGATAAATATAAACCATCTTGTTTAATAGGATTATCTACTGAAATGTTAGAAAAATCTACCTGATCGAGTTTAACCACGCTCATTTAGTAGATTATCTTATTTTAAAACTTAATAAAGCAACGCAAAATTAATCTAGTATCATTAATTGATATAACTCAAACGAATAACCAAATTTACAAATAGTGGAATCTTTATAAAAATTTGTCATTTTAATAATACATTTTACTTGTTGACCGTTTTTTAATGAATTGTATGGTACTGGAATTTGTCTTTTATCGAATATATTATTTAATAGCTCACTAATTTTAACCTTAAGATAAATATTATCCATCATATCTCGAATAATTTGAGAATTTAAATATAAATTATTATCATTTACTTTACTTTGGACTACAGCTTCTGTGGCTAAAATATTATTTATAAATAAATTACACTGAGTCTTTTTAGTTAATTTTAATTGTAAGTATGTTCTACTATCAATATCTATAATATCGGCTATCTTAAGTGTTGGTGTACTAAAATATAACTCTTCATTATTGTAGAGAATTTTATCCCGACTAATATTTACATTATTAAAATTAAAAGTCTTATAATTTATAGGAATAACCTCCATATAAAATTATGGTATTATTTTATTTAATTAGAAAAACGAGAAAATCTATTATTCCATTCTCGAATATCTTTATTAAACTCTTCTACAGTTCCTAGACCAACCTGTTGAGATACAACATTTGATCCTTTAATTGATGTAAATGTAGGTCTTTCTAATGGGAGAGGTAGAGTAGTTATATCTGAAATATAGTATTTATGCATATCAATGGTGCTGACTGCGTGAGTTATATATCTATTAATAACTTGTTTATTAAGATCAGTTATCAAATTTTTAAGATTGCAAACCTTATTATCAGCTATAAATTGAGGCATTTTACCCTGGTATGATAACGTGAATGTTTCTTGCATTAAATTTTGTAAATTCATATTATCAATATCTGTAGAAATCTCCTGATTTCTAAGTTTTAAAATTTCATCTCGAACTCTATCCTGAATATATTTAATGTTTATTTCACTAAAAAACAACTGTAATAGCGCGTTTTCTGTTGATCTAAAAGCTCTCTGATTAAAATCAGCGGACTGGTCTAATGGTCTGCATGCATATTCTTTTAATCTATCCTGTTGGGAAACTGTCGTGGGCTTATACTCAGACCCTTGAAATTTAATATTCTGCCAAGATTTAGATTCAGTTAGTGGGGAAAAATGGGGAGGATTAAACTGACCTGAACTTCTAATTGGAGGTAAATCGTCTGCTGGTATAATTGAACTACCATAATATGTTTTAAGATCTTGTCTCATTTAATAATATTTAAAGATTAAAAATATTAAAAATATTAAATGAACACATTTCGATTATCGCAAAGGGCTGTTCATAAAGATTGTAGATCTAGCATAGAGAACATACATGAAGAGTATATTAATAAACTTCAGGCTAAATATGCAACTTACGAATATAAGCAGCAAAAGTTAGAGCTTCTTAAAAAAGAATTAGAAAAAGTGCTAGAAAATAAAGAGCACTCAAAAGTTGTAAAATTAAAAGATAATATTAAATTTTTAGAACAGGAAATAAAAGATATATATTATCAAACCGAGCTAACAGACTATTTATGCAAGGCTGTTCCATTTATAGAGGAGATCGACCAAACAGAAATAGATAACCTAGAAAAACAAGAAGACAATTCTGGCATATTAAAATATGTTACAAGTAATGGTTCAACAGATAAGGGTAGTAAATATAGTGACTATCTGGAAACATGTTTTAATATTCCATCTGGAAAAATTAGAAGTGTCGGAAATTGTTGTAGAGAGTGTAAGTCACAAGACAGAACAGTAGATACTAAAGAAGCCACAATAGTATGCTCTAATTGTGGAATATGTGAAAATTACACGGACAGTTCTAATCAGGTTGATTGGTCTCGAGTAGATTCTACTGAATTTGTCCAGGTGTTTACTTATAAAAGAAAAAATCATTTTAAAGAATGGTTAACACAGTTACAAGCTAAAGAAAGTACAATAATCCCAGACGACATACTTGATTTAATTTACGTGGAACTTAAAAAAGAAAGAATAACAGATGCCTCAGATATTACTCATACCAAGATAAGACAATATCTTAAAAAATTAAGACTTAACAAATACTACGAACACATACCTAATATTATTAATCGAATAACTAATAAGAAAGGACTAGTAATAACATCAGAGTTGGAGAATAAATTAATGCAAATGTTTGATATGATCCAAGCCCCATTCGAAAAGTATTGTCCAACCAATAGGAAAAATTTTTTAAGTTATTCATTCACACTGCATAAATTTTGTCAACTACTGAACCGAAATGATCTGTTGTCTTATTTTCCATTATTAAAAAGTAGAGAAAAACTATTTGATCAGGAGAAAATATGGAAAAATATATGTAAAGAATTAGAATGGAAGTATATATCAACTATTTAAAATTATTTAAAGATAATAATAATATTTATTTAAATGCCTGAAGTTGATATTAATGACTATCTAGAAAAAGATTCTATTCGAGTACCAGGGCAGGAATATGCTATTATTAGTGTAATTTCTCCAAAGAGTCGTCAAAAGGCTGATCATCTAGCTGTTAAGATCAAGGGTGTATTCCCTAACATGGATGAAGCTAAGAAGCACGCTGCTAAGCTCCAAAAAATTGACGATACATTTGATCTATTTGTTGTAGAAATGTATTCCTGGTTACTTCTTCCACCAGAGACAGAAAAGATTGGTGAAAAGCACTATTCCGATGAAAAGCTAGAGGAACTCATTATAGAGCATGACAAGGAAATGGAAGAAGCTAAGGCTAATTTCGAAAAGCATCGCAGAGAACAGAAGAAGGCTGGAAAGCTACAAGAACATCCAGAATTAGAAGATAAGTCAGATAGTACTTCAGTCGTAGAGAGTGAGTCGCAGGGTGAACCAAGTTCTGAAGCTCCTAAGCTAGAAAATATTGACTAATTTGTCTTAAAAATCTACATGTTATTAAATTTTAATAAACAATAGATTTTTAATTTACACTACGCTACCGTATACCAAACCACACTATTACCCAATTTAGTTCGAGTATGCAAGACCACCCATACCAGACATGATACGAAGAACGTTGTAGTTAACAGCGTATACTACACCCTCATATGGTGTATCCTTCGACTGAGACCATACATTAGTAGTACCACCGATCTGTCCAAGTAGACCATTGAGCTTACCTACACTGTCTATTACACTGAAACGGTTGGACGCGTTGTCAATGCGTGAGAAGTTGAGAGTTCCAGATGGCTGGTGCTCAACTGGCTGGAGAGCGTAAGAGTAGCAAAGTAGACCAACTGGAGGAATGGCAGTGAAGTGATTGTAAGGCTGAACAAGATTGTAGTAATCAGCGTTCTTATCATTGTAGCGATCGTTACCGTTAAGTACAAGCTTATGCTGGTCAACGATGCTGAGACCAAAGAACTGAAGGAAGGGTGGCGAGTTAGTGAAGTTGGTCCAGTCAACACTAGCTCCGGGCTGGGTCTTGCGGAAACCCCATACATTAAAGGATACGGGGTGGTTGAATGTACGGTAATCAATGCTCTGATTCTGAGCACGGTCAGTGAAGCTAGAGAAAGTTGTAGTAATCTGCTGAACCTGCTTAATTAGGTACTCGTGCGATAGCTGTGCAAATCGGCGACGCTCCTCCGAGTCGAGGTAGTAGTAATCGGCCCATACACTCATTGTAATAGTTGGAACCTTTTCGTCAACTGTCTGAACAGAAGGGGTAGAGAAAGACCCTGGAACAGCCCACTCGAGGCCAAGTACGCTCGAGAAAGCAGTACCAGCCGAAGAAAGTAGAACAACGCAATTGTTTAGTAGTTCAGTCTGGATGTAAAGCTTAACCTCGTGATACTGGAGAGCAATGAGTGGAAGAGCAAGACCCGGGTGAGTGTTAAACCAGAAAACAAGGGGAACATATAGGGTCTGTGGAACAAGCGCATTGGTTGTAAGACCGAGTGGAACCTCAGTTACATCATAACCACCAACCATCTTCTGAAGACCCTCACGCTTGGCAGATGGTGTCGATAGCTCGAACCACATGTAAAACCAGGTCGAGTAGTGACGATCAATTGGCTGACCACCAATCTCAATGGTTACCTCTTTAAGAATGCGGTAACCAATGTAGTTAACCCAGCACCAGTTCATATTGCCAGTACCACTTACACCACTAACACTCGCGGAATTGTAAACACTTAGAGTGGTACCATCAACACTGGAGATGAGAGCAGGTAGATCAATCTCGACATGCATTGGACCTACGAGATCACCAGATCGCGAAATAGTGATAGTTAGACGCTGATTGAAACCCTGAGTACCCTGGATTGTCTGCTCAATGCACTCACGCGCGAAGTTTGTATGACGCTGGTAAGTTACCTTAAAGAAAGTAATCTGGGGATTACCTACAAGGTAAACATCCTGCGCACCAATAGAAACAAGTTGGATAAGACCACCACCAGCCATTTTGTATTTAATAATTAGACAAGAAAATAATTTTAGAAAAAATCGCGAAATAATTAAATTAAAATTACGACATTTTTGTAGGTCTAGAATTTTAAAAATCATTAAAATGTCAAAATGACGTCTGTCATAGTTTCTCCAACTCAAAGTGGGAAAACAAAGTATATTCAGGATCTATCATTTTCGAGTCTTACGGATAAGAAATCTGTATTTATAGTTCTAAGAAATATTACAGCAGATATGCTACAATTTTGTAAGAGGTGGAATTTTCCAACTTCATTAAATTGTTATAATTCTGTAACTGAAGATCCATCTATTTATATTTGTCTGTCAAATGTACAACAATTGTCAAAAATGTATTGTACAATTGAGAGAATTAATCACGAATTTATCATTATTCTAGATGAAGCAGATTTGATTTACCTAGATAAAAAGGACTGTAAACAATCTACTATTTTATATGATGAGATGTATAAGAGTGAATATCTCAGTCATAAGTACTACATAACGGCTACTCCATTTTCTTTATTTAAGTATGTACCGGATATAAAATGTCAAAATGTTCACTCTCTGGATAAAAAAGAACTTTATGTTGGATTTGATAAAATTAAAAAATGGCACATTCTCGGAAATTCAGTTAAAAGACTTACAAAGTTGGATAAAGCTGAAGAATATTGTTCAGTTTACATGGAACTACTTAATTATGTTTTAAAAAGAGATTCTCATCAGGTGGTGCTTTTTAATTGTACATCTCTTATAATTCTTCAGGAAAAAATAGGAAAAGACTTTTTCACAAACAATGATATTAATGTAATAATTGACCACGGCGAGTACACTACTTTATATACAAAAGATACTATACCTGTCTATGCAAGAGAAGAAGAGTTTAAATATCAGTTTAAAAAAATTCATATAAAGGAAATCCTTAAAAATCTCAAAAAGTACTCCACTTCCAAGAAAATTGTTATTGTATCAGGAATTAAAGCAGGAAGGGGTCAATCATATAAAACTGAAGACGCTAACGAATGGCACCTTACAGATTTGGTATACCTACCTCCTGTTTTTCAGACATGCGAAACATTAATACAGGCATGTGGAAGAATTACTGGAATATATGAAAAAGATCATAAACAATTACATATCTGGACATCTAGAAAAGCAAAAGAATCAATATTAGAATACAATTCTTATCAAAATACAGTATTGAGTAGATGTAAGTCATATAATGGTAATGTATCCGATATAACAGATTCATTTAAATACTCTGGATCTTTTAAAATTTGTTAAACATTTGCGGTAATATATTTGTAAAATAATTATTTATATATATAAATGGCTGAATCTGAGTTTGAAACATCTTTAGATTATTTAATGGCTCCTCAACAACAAATGCCACAACAACAAATGCCACAACAACAAATGCCACAACAACAAATGTCGCAGGAACAATTAGAATATCAGCAGCAAATGCAACAGCAAATGATGCAACAGCAACAAATGATGCAACAACAAGTACCAAGAGCTTTCTCTCCACCCTCGGGTGGTTTAAAATTTATGGAAAAGTTAGCCGGTGTTAATTATCAGGACTCTTTACAGTCAATTATAATTATAGCTGCATTATTTATATTATTTAGTAATTGTTACTTTAAAAATTTTTGTAATACATTACCATTTTTATGTATTACAGATGGTGAGTTTAATATGCAAAGCCTTGTAATATTAGGTGTAGCTGTAGGTATTTGTTATATTTTTATAAAAATGTATCTTATTTAGTGTTCTTTTTTCTTGGTCTTTGTTTTGGAGGAGATTTATTAGTAAACTGGTTATATAAATGTAAGCGGAAATCGTCTACTTTACAATTTCCCGGCGACATTTGAGATATATTTGGTAAATCAATCTTATTGATTTCTTTATTTTTATTACCAGTCCAATTTAATAACTTTAGTAAATGTTCTGTGCATTTAATATATTCAGATGAATAATCTTTACAAAATCCATACTTTCTACCTGTCATAGTGTTACAAATACAGTGACACTTTTGACAAATACCTTCTCTGGATAATTTAAAATATATTTGACATGAATTATGAGATCTATCTATATTCTGACAATATTTTGATTTAGTTAATATAATATATACTTTATCGTCAAAATTTAAGATTTTTTTGATATCATCTGCTGAATAATTTTTAACATGAATACGGAAAAATCTTACAATTTCTTGATATACCAAACTACTAGAACTAACTCTTTTACTAGTAGACTCCTGTTCTTCACATTCTCCACATTCATCTACTTTTGGAAGTTTTAAAAATTCAGGAACATTTACTATTTTAGTTAATTCTCCATCCGTAAGTCTAATACTTGTAGTTACTATCATATCATATGTACTTTTAAATAGTCTTTGTAATTCTTCTTCTAAAATCTGTTTATGCATGTCAATTATTCCCGTAGGTTTATACACTCTTTTATCATCTATAAACTTAGTTTTACCATTACTCCTATCATATGAACACTTGCTGGATCCTACCATTCTAATACCATTCGATCTATAAACAGATAAATCTACCACGTCATCCCAAGTATTAACAGAGTCTCTTTCGCCAAATGTAGTTTTAAGTTTATGAACTATTAGTTCACGAATAAGCATGGCATTTTCTATATTAACGATCAATGTTGGCCAGTATAAGTGTACACCTTGTTTAATATACTCAACTGTATCCTTTATGGTAATTTTTTTATCAGTTGTGCATATAATTACATTATGATTGTTCTCAAACATGTAGTAGAGTGCTTCTTGTATAGTGTGAACAATGCCGATTAATGATTCTTTTGTCATTTCATCTTTGTTTATAAAGTCAAGATCACTAAAAAATTTAAATAATTCTGTTTTATGCTCAACAATATGTAATGGTACTCCATTGTCTATACATTCAGTATATAGTTTATAAAAAGTGTCAAGTAGGTTATTATTAATTTTAACACGACCACCATCAAGTAATAGATGAGTTGGTTTTGTATCCGAATCTTTACTAATAATCTGATTCGTAGTATAAAACCAATTCGTCAGTGTATTACTCCTCATTATATAAATATATGTTAGATTTTTAAATCAATTTAATATTGCCAAAATCTGTAAACGCTTGAGTTAATGTTCTTCTGTAAACTACCCATATCTGGATACATTCGTGTAGCCCATTTATTTAAATCCAGAAGTTCCGGAACATACCAATCCGGTGGATCTATGTTAGGAGCTGATGGACCACAGTTCGAAAAATTATCTACCTTGTCATAAGCTATAAGTAATAAAATTATTACAATAAGTACTAAACACAGCATTTAATTATACTAAACATTTTTATTTAGTTTTTTTAGCTGTCCATTCTCTCGCTGCTTGACTAAAAGCTTGTTTCCTGTCAAATTCTACACCCTTAGATTCGGCTTCAGTTTTTAGTTCTTTCAAACGATTACTCATATGAACCTGATAATCACTTTTCTTTTTCTCTGGCTTTGGTTGTACTGAAGGAGAGTCCTGCTTTTCTAGAGCTGATAGCCGTCTTTTAATGTCTTCTATCTCTGGATCCATTTATTATTAATTATAAAATACTTTAATAATATAAAACGAAAAATAAATTTAAAGTTATTTATTAATATTAGTTTAATGAAAGTCTATAGTTTTTCTTTAATTTTTGTAGAAAATGCCATAGAACTTGCTAGACATTATAATTTTATTTATACAGAAAGTATAGATTTTGACGATAATGAAACTTACATAATTTTTGGCGCACATGACCAAAATTATTCTTACAAACTTCTATTGTATAAATACAAGAATAAAAAAGACTATATAGTTATAAATTCAGAACAACCAAGTAGTGTCTTATTTAATAATAAATATTACCAACAATTACTAAAAGTATCTAGAGTAGCTGATTATAATTCATTATCTGTGGATATAATAAACAAAACTGTGAACTCGAGTGCAAAATGTTGTTACTTCTTTGATTTTCCAATAAATGTACCAAAGGATAACAAAGAATATGATATAGTTTTTGTTGGTTCACGTAATGCTACACGCGAAAATGTTTTTAAATATTTAAAAAATAAATACCCAGATAAAAACATACTCGTTGATTTTGGTTACAATTATACAGACATCAATAAATTAACAAAACTTCTTACAAGTACAAAAATTGTTTTAAATATACCTTTTTACTCCGATGGTATTTTAGAAATACATAGAATTAATAAGGCATTATCATGTGGATGTACTGTTGTATCTACAAGAGGTAAAGATGAATATGTTAATAAATTATACGAAGACTACATTCACTTTACGGATGATCTACTTAATTTTGACTACGATAAGGTTGATAGTAAATTAAGTTATAATAATTTAAAATCGTTATTTTATAAAAAGTATACTTTTGATTTTTTACAAATAGTAAATAAGTATATAATTGTTATAAATGCAATATCGCCAGATGATCCAGCAAGTATTAAAATATTAAATTCTATACCCAGTAACATTTCTATAATACTTGTAACGCAAGGAGTAGATAACATAACACTAATAAAAAATAATATTATAAATTTAGCTGTACCACATAATTCTATAGATTTCACGGGTATAATAGCTATATTAGAAAATAATTTTTTACAGGAAAAACTAGTAAATTCTATCCTATTTTACACCCACGCGACTACAGAATTTGGACTTAATTTTTTTAATTTATTTAAACCAGAGTCTACACAAATGTTGACTAGAAAACCTAGTATGAATATTGGAACATATGAGTATAACAAATTACAAAGTATCAAATCTTTTATATTAAATTTTAAATCTAGTGATTATCCATCTAATGAAGAAATTTTAGAGTTAAAATTAAATGCAATTAAACAGGAAGATATAATTTTTACAATTTTAAAGGTAGATAATGTTTATTGTGAAAAAAATAAAATTAAAATAAAATATCCATCAGACGTCTATAATACTGGTACACAAAGAATAACTGAATATTATACAACCTTAGATTTTTATAAATTTAAAGCAAACTGGGGACAATTCACTGAATCTCCGATATTGACAGTATAATTACTTAAAGATATAATATATATTATACTATAATGGAAGACCCAATGATTGATATTGATAATCCAAACTGGGATCAAATTAAGAATATGATTGATAACAGTAAAAAGAAAGAATACAAAGAATATATCTGTAAAAAATGTAAAGAAAAATTTATATCACCAAGATATGCTGGTAAGTATCCATTATGTAAGAAACATAGACTCAAGGATTAATTAATGTATGTATGGTTGCCCGAGTGGTCTAAGGGGTCAGGCTCAAGTCCTGATAGCGAAAGCTTCGTGGGTTCGAACCCCACACCATACATAGATTAATTAACTTAAACAAATTATGTATAATAGTAGAAATGGAAGTTCCTCAAATTACAAGACAGTATGGATTTAATTATTCAACTGATTTTGTATCCGAACAAATCGTAAACGAATTAGAAGAAATTAATCTAGAAAATAATATTATATATCGAAGTGTACCAGTTTTGACAAAAGCTAAAAGTGAAGAATATAATAAAAACTGTATTAAAGTTAAAAGATCATATTCTTATTAATGATAACAGATATTATCAGAGTACCTGGAGATATTCTTGATCATGATCCAATGAATCCAAAGATGGAATTTAATCACAAATTTAACGTGTGGAAATGCCCAAAAAGACACGCAATGCTATTTATAAAACCTAGAATTACAGAGTTTTATGAATATAATTACATTTTAAATGAGTACTCTCTAGTTACAACAGAGTCATGTGCACAATACTACAGACCTTCAGAATTTTATGATCACTATTATAGTCCTATTGAAATAAATAGCATGAATGATAACACTATTAGGAAGTATATAAAATATTACTCAAATAGTAATTATTTATTCGAAGTTAAAGTTTACAAAAAATTTTTAAAAATGAAAAATAGAAACATTATTAGATGTATTCAGTCACTTATTACAGAAAAAAGTTATAGGATTATTAATGAACTGCATGAAAATCCATTTTATGCTAAACGTAAGATAACATTCGATGAAACGTGGAATACTATATTTTACTATCATCTACTATTACCTAGACTTAAAATGTCTTTTGTAAATATTAAAGAATTTACATGTACATGTAAGAAGGAGTGTAATCACGTCAGGAGTCTTTTACTGCGTTTAATTGTATTTAGACACTTGGAAAATAACATAGATCTTTACTTTTTTATAACAGATTTAATATAACAGAATGTGTAGTAACCTTTATATTCTGAAGGTATTGAGAAAGATATGTACATAAGTATTCATTTTTAATTAAACTTAGATTTTCAATTAATGAATTTTTATCGATGTCAATTTTACTTTTTAATTTATTTGTATGCACAATTAAACCAGTTTTATGCATTGATTTTAAATTTTCAGGAGAGTAGTGTGTCTTAATAAAACTTATCATTTTAAATATTTTATACTTTAGATTTACATAGTCTTTCATGGATTTACTTATAAGTCTAAAATATTTAGTATATGATATATCTGTAATATCACACACATAGAGCAACATGTCATCTGGAATCTCCATATTCACGTTGTGTTAATAAGTGCTAACACCTTTAAGTTATTTATTTTAAATATTTAATTAGATGAAATTGTTCGTTTATATGCTTTATATCCCATATTAGACCATGCCGGTGTAATGATTTCATTCTCGCTACAATATAATTTCCCGATACGAATGAAGGATTCATTACAAAATAGTCTAATTTTTTCTAGATGTGGAAAAACATTTGTCATAAGGCGATCTTTCAGTTCTGTTATGTTTTCTGTATCGTGAAATTGTTCTACTGTATACCATAGTAGTGGTAGTACCGTGTCTCGAGCAAGTCTCCAAATATTAACCGTGTCTGTAGACTTCTTAAATGCTTTATCTTGAGCTTGTATTTTTGTCATCCAGTGTTCTTTTGTAATTTCATTCAGCAGATACTTAACTCTTAAATCTTCCAATCTAGCATCTTTTACAGTTGTTTCTCGGCGATATCCTTGATCAAGAAAATTGATATGCTGAATAAGTCGATGACAATTATACAGTATATGTACATGTAAGTCATCATTCATTCTGCCAGATGGTCCAGTTGGGACCCAAATCTTTCTAATACTTCTTAGTAAAAAGGAAGCATCTGGAATTTGTCCACAGTCATTATTATTGCGCGGACGGGGAATTTCTTCATTATTTTCTCTCATCCATCTGTAATATTCTGGATTATGAATGGTTCCTTTCTCAATCTGACCAGTTCGCCATGAAAAAGCGACTTTACAAGTAGGGCACCACATCTGGTCGCATCCGTGAATTTTATGAATAAATTCACCGCAGCCAGGACAAGGTTTTGTATCTTTCCGAATAATTTTTACTGTTTCTACCTTCTCTGGGTCGCATTCATGGTCTTCACCAATAATTTCGATACAATCTTTGCAAGTTTTATTATCACATAGTCCACATAACCAAGAATTGTCTAAAAATCCAGAACAATCTGGGTGTGGACACTTAAATGTAAAAGATGAAGAAGATTTCTCTGATGTAGAATTTAAAAGCGTATGAATACTGAGACTATGATCTCTAACTTTATTATTAATTGCCTTAAGAGTTTCCATCAATTTCTTCTTTTGTTGATTTAAAGATTCTATTTCTTTTGTGTGTTCACGAGAAAGTTTTGTTCTCCTAGCTTTTTCTTGAGTGTCAGGTAATTGAGCTATTTGTTTGTCTAAAAGAACTTTTTCTCTGTGTTTTTTGTAAGTATTGTGGACCCATGTTTTATTTAGACTCGATGCTAAAAAAATTATATCTTGTGGATTCTTACAAAACATGCATTGAGCTTCATCATCAAAATTAAGCAGATAAGTTCTTACGCAATTTTTACAAGCTTCCTCTGAACATTGAGAGCATGTAACGATCGCGTTAGTACTTTTATTAAAAGTCTCGGTGCAGATTTGACACGACATTTTACTATAGTATAAGTTTGTTTTCTTAAGTCATTTCTATGTCGTAAGTTTGCTTAAAAAATCTTCGTCTCCCGATGCTGAATATATTAAATTTATGAGATATGCTGGGCTGTATTTATAGTCTTCTAATTTCGTAATAATATCCTCTGGAATACTCTTATTGTAATAATAATTGTAAATATCATTAATTGTAAATTTAGTTGCATTAGTTAAATTGATATGTTCATCTATTCTGCCAGGTCTTACTAAAGCTGGATCTAGTTTATTGTAGTGATTACTTGTTATAATAAGTATACGCCCTGGTGTCTCTATAATACCGTCTATAACATTTAAAATATCTGATAAAGTGATTGTATTTTCCTCATGATTTTTATAATACTGTGGAAACTTCTTCTTACTAAATTTTTTAATTTTTGGTTCAGACTCAAAATCAGACTCTATTTCAGAGTCAGAATCGCTAGATTTTCTTTTCTTTACAATTTTTGACATGCAATCTATATCCTCTAGAACAATAATTTTATTTTCGAATCGAATACTACCATTCGTGTTTAATGGATTATAAGTATTTTCGAAAAAGTATTCATATAATTGTTCTATACTTTTAATTTTGTTCAGTGGTATAATAATTAAATGTCTGTTTAAATAATTTGCTATACTCTTAATTATAGATGTTTTACCTGTACCTGGCGGACCAGACAAAGCTATTCCAAGAGTCCATGGTGTACCATTTTTTTTATAAATTGATCTACTATTCTCAAAGTAATCAATTTTATTAACTAACCTTTGTTTATCATTAAAAAATAAATTATCAAATTTTCTTTTAGATAAGAACTCAAATTCATTCCAGTCTGCTAGTTCTGGTTTATTAAGATTCTTACTAAACAAAATGTAGATAAATTTTTTATTTTTTCTGTAGTTATTTATTTTATTTTCATACTCATTGGCCACATTGTCTACAAAATTTTCTAATTCTAACATACTTAACTTTTTGGAAAAAATTTCGATAGATATATTATCTATATTTGTTTTATTTTTATCATCGTTACTAAAATTATCTGTATAAAAGTCAACATGACAATAAATATCTTTAGTTAAATTAAATACATCATTCTGGTTTACAACAAAAATATTAGACTCTTTTAATGTAGTATCGTCTGTGTCTCTGTTGTATACATAATCATAGGACGTATATTCCTTGATAGAATGAACATTATTAAAGTTATTAGACTGAATATAATGCCATACAGCTTTGAATCTGCGCGAAAATAAATCATTGTATTGTGACTTATAATCATGTTTGATTCGTTGTCCATCCACGAAAATTTTATTATATTTATAAAAATTAAGGGTCTTAAGATAATATATAATATTCTTACTATAATTCATAACTAATATAATTAATAATGTAAGAATCGCGTGACTTGTGTCTGGTTTAGTATACAACAAAAAAGGAATAATAGAATGTATAGAATCCATATCTAATATAGTATCATTTATCTTCTTAAGTGGTTTAAATGTACTTAAAAATAATGTAGATATTGTATTAATGAGTAGCAGTGGAAGTGAAACAGAACTAGAGTATGACTACTCTAAACCACATATGTCTCGTGCTGATATTGAGAGTATTATAAGCATGAGACCTATTAATTTAGAACATTATTATCAAGCTTTCGTTCATAAAAGTATTCAAAAGTACACTAAAAATTCTTCGAGTGCACTGAATTATACTAAACAGTCGTATGAAAGATACGAATATTTAGGTGATTCAGTTTTAAGTTTAATTATTGCTAACTATTTATTTAAGAAATATCCAGATAAAAATGAAGGATTTCTAACAAGAATACGAACAAAGCTTGTAAATGGTAAAACTTTAGCTCGTTTTTCTAAAGAATTACAACTAGGTAAACATATTCTATTAAGTTCTAATGTAGAAAAAATAGACGGTAGAAATAACGATAGAATTTTAGAGGATATTTTTGAGGCTTTAATTTGCGCGGTGTATCTTGATCTGGGGTTTGTAAAAGCGGAAAAATTTGTAATAGATACAATCGATAAGTATATAGTTTTCGAAGAACTAGAAGTTGACGATAATTACAAAGATATACTCTTAAGGTTTTGTCAGAGTAAAATGAATACAACGCCATCTTACGATACTATAGAGTTAAGTGGTCCACCACACAATAGACAATTTAAGGTTGCTTGTTTTATTCAGGGTATTCAGTATAAATTTGGTGTCGGTAAATGCAAAAAATTAGCAGAACAGTTAGCCGCTAAAGAAACTCTAAAACATTTTGGACATACTTTTTAAAGACTAGAAAACCAAGGTAATAAATAAAATCCAGTATAAGCAGCAATAAAATTAGTAATTAAAATCATTATCACGTGACTCTGCGTTATTTCCTGAGACTCTTTTTCTATATAAGATAATATTAAATACAATATAAGAGATTCACCTAAAGATGTTAAAAAATAAGCTAAATGTATATTAATTAATTAATATAAAGAATTTATTTATGAATAATTAATGAATAAAGAAGCGGATCAGTTTTACCATCGTCAATTAATTTACAAAGATTTTGCTAGTATATTAGAATCTTTAAATGTGAATCCTCTAACTAAAAACAAACTCGAAAAACACAAGAAGTACATCCACAGTTTTGATCTTAAGGGAAAAGCTCAATATAAAACTTATAATTTACTAAAAAGTTATTACAATACACAATTTAAAGATGATGCTTTAATATGTCTAGAAAATTTTAGTAATAAAAAATGTTTACTATAATTAAATGACTGGGTTATTTGATGGATTAGTAAACGCGACCGCAACATTTGGAAAAATAAGAATGGACTTTACTATAGTGATTTCTATTATTGTTGCTATAATATCAGTGTTTGTACTAGTTTGGTTAATTACATCATTTGAGTCGAATTATATTACTAAAACAGCAACAGTAATATCAAATCCTGTATGCCAGGAAAATAAAAATGTAATAACAGGTACTACTACTGTAAAATTTAGATACAATAATAAAGATTATTCTATGGAAGTTAATACCGGAAATGGATGTTACAATTATACTAAGAATTCTACTGTTAATGTTAAATTTGATCCTAATAATATTAACTCAACAATAATTATAGCATCAAATGATCCAAAAGGTGCATTAATCTTAATAACTTCATTATTTTTAATAATTTCTATAATAACTTTTGTATATAATTATGTTTTTATAAATAATAAAGTAGCTCAAACAATATCAGGTGCTCAAGGGGTTACACAAGGTATAAAATCAATTCTTTAAGAATATTGTACTTCTATACAGTTTAAAATTAAAGCAAATAGTAACCACGCCTGAACAAAACTTAAATATTTATTACTTTTTTCATTTCGTAAGTAAAATACTAAAGTAAGCGATATTAATATAGAGTAAATACCAAGTGTTTTATTTGCTCCACATCCATATGCTATAGGCCATAAGAAAAAAGAACCCACTAACGCATAATAAATATGGTCATTTTCTTTATCATCTTGACTAGATAGGTATAGTAAAATAAATATTATTGGCCATACTATACTAAATACAACAGATGGTGGTCTAAATTTAACTATGTCTCCACTAGTTTTATTAATATTACAATTATAACTTATAGATGATAGTAGTACAAACAAAATTAATAGTATATATATGTCCATTTATAATCTGCAAATATTTTAATAATCTAGATTTGTTGTACTTCCAAATCCCCCTGATCCACGAGTTGTAGATGATAATACATCTTTTAAAGTATAAGTTGGTAGATTACCATCGAATGCTACTATCTGAAAGTAACATGAACCAGTTTTAAGATATACATCATCTGTTCCAATATTGTCTACGACAGCCATGAGTTCTCCTCTATAACTTTTATCGATAATACCAACACTGTTAGCTAGTCTCATAGTTGTTTTAATAATAGAGCTTCGAGGAATTAGCATATAACCATGTGATGGTTCAGTTTTAATTCCAAGTGGAATTTTAAAAGATGTTGCACTAGCAGGGATAATTATATCATTTAACATAGGAATATCTAAACCAACATCTTCGTTTCTTTTCGCCTTCTTATAAGTTGGATGATTTTCCCAAAGACTTCTATTAGCTAGAACTTCTATATCAATCTTCATTATAATTTAATATACTTTATTTCTCTATACTACTTTACTAACCCTTGCTGTATTTTCTATTTTTTCGCAAATATTAATTATATCACGGATTTTAAGGAGAGCGCTATGAGCCCTATATAGATCTGAAGTATTTGAGTTTAATTTTATTAATTCTACCTCAAACTCTTCATTTTCTACTATTTCATCGCTACTTTCTTCTTCTACCTTTGTTAAATCTAACTTGCATTCTTTGTAAATATAAGAGACTCTACTTTTCCGTCTTATGAGCGAATGTTTAAAAGATTTTAAATTACTGGGTGTTTCTGTCGATACACAGATACGGAAATCATATGGAGTTCCTTTAAAATTAAAATTAACAGATTCTAATCGTTCCTTATGTATAATATTATTTCCAGTTTTTCTATAATAATCTTTAATATAATCTACTGTATCATCCTGATTATATGAGTCCCATCCTTTGTAACTATCTAATGTATTTTTAATTCTATAATAAAATGCCTCTGAATGAATACCTGTTATAAATTTTTCATCTATTCTACCTAGTTTAATTTCTATTTCTACATTTTTTACATTTTTATATTTTTTGATTAGTTCTTCTAAAACTTTAATAGCAGGTTCTAACTGATGATAATAATCACTCATGCTATAAATTATATACTATAAAAGTTTAAGTCAATTAATACATGATATATGGTTTAATAATATGGAAAAACTCATGAATAAAGTATTGAATAGTCATTCTAATTATTACTTCTTTAATTTTTGCCTCAATAATTGTAGAATTTATTGCTGTTTTAACAGCTTTTGTAAAAGTAAATAAGAAGACAGTTAATAATTTTAAGTAAGGATCATTATCCTGATATATTTCTACAGTTTCTTCTATAACAGATTCAATACTTTGTTCATTAATTAATTTAGTTATTTTATATTTTTCTAAATTGCCTGGACAACTGGAAATTTTTCTAAGTGAACTTCGCGGTACACCGATCAAAGTTAATGAAGATATACGAAATAGTTTCATAACCATATATTATACCAAGATTTTAAGTAATATTAATTAAAGATCTAGAAGACTATTAATTAATGAAATCTCTATGCATGTCTATAAGAGACTTTAAAGAAATTATACATTCTTTAGATTTTTCATACAATAATAATGATTTAATACTTTGTATAAAATGTGAACAAGCTGATGTTTATTTTAAATTTATTTTAGAAGAAACAAATATAAGCACTTGTTATATAAATGATTCTGTTACAATTGATACAGAAGATATACTCTTAATGTTCGAATACAAGTTAATTAGTAACATTATAGATAAAACAGACATAGGTAATATTAAATTTGAGTTAAATAATAAGAAAATAATTTTAACAGTAACAAACTCTATTGAGATTAAAACAGAATTTCTAAATACAGTAGATGATCAAATGTTAGGAGAATTAGAAATACCAGAAACAAATATTAAAATAGATTCTTATATACTCAAGGGTATACTAAATTACTTTGTTCGACCATCTAAAAATCTATCGAAACACTTCATGATTAATTACTTATATTTATCAGCAGGTTGCAATAAAATATGCTTCGAGATGGACAACTTAAAAATTTCTAAAAAAATAAATCAAGACATTAAAATAGATAAATTTAAGTTGCACATTGACTGTTTATACAATTTTATTAAAAACAAAAATTATAATTTAGATATTCATTTGTCACAAAACTTTCCTATAGTCTGCAAAGCAGAGACTGACTTAGGTGTAATAGAGCTTTATTCTGCGCCTATCTGTGACTAAAGTAATATGCTCCAGTTCCAACGAGTAAAACAATTAAATAAATAGCCAAGTAAAAAGGACCCCTACCATCCATGTTTTTAACGTTTAAAAAATAAACAATGAATCCTAGCATTGTTAAAAAGTATACTATATATAAAGTAAATTCATTGGGGTAATCTGTATTGATAGGTGATGAGTCCTCAAAATTTTCCACTGATTGTTTATTCTGTATCAACTCCGCCAACTTAGAATAATATTCATCTTTTGTCGCTTTTTGTAAAGATTCCCAATCATATTTTAATGAGTCTATAAAATTAGACACGTTTTGTTCTGGTAATGTCGAATGTGATGATTTAGATTCAATACCTGACTCTTCTGGACTCTTAGCATAATTTAAATAAGGACAATCTAGTACATCTAAGTATGCAGGGTTTAACATTTGTGTAAAATAAGGATTATACAGCATATTTAATGTAAGTCAAGATTTTATTTTTTGTTTATTGCTGCTATTAAAAATAAAGTGAACATTGCAACTGTCCATATTATAAACTCTCTTAAAATTGTACCAAATCCTATATAATGCTTCACATGACCCGTAGAGTCAACTGGATCTGTTAAAATTACTTCGTTATCTGCATTTAAGGATACATTATAAGCATAGAAAATTTGTTCATTTAAAATCATATTTATTAAAGGGTTTATTAAGTTGTCTATAATTGTTGATAATAGTCTGAAGGTAAACATACCAGCAATTACAGCAATACTTATATACTCTGTTAAAAACTGTATAAAATTCATATTACTTTAATTAATTACAACATTTTTTAATGAACATAAATAGTGATGATATCTCCGTTATAATTTATGATATCAATTACTGAATCCTTATCAATTGGGTAAACTATCATTTTGCTTAATTTATAAGTGTTATTTATGAAAATATCATAGTCTTCGAAAAAAACAATACTTGTGTTATCTAATTTTAATTTTACAGTTTCGTTATATTCTAATATATTAAAACTTTTACCGGTATATTTTTCTAAAAATTCTAATCTGTCATCTGTGTCTGTGTCTGTGTCTAAATAAATATTTTCTACTTGTTCTTTCTTTTCTATTACACAACTAAAAAGTGCACTACATTCTATCAATACAATAGTTATTATAAAAGCTACTATAATTATTACTAGTAACATTTATATTATCTATTTATATTTTTTTGTGATATTTAAACTACTTATAAATAAAATACATTAAACTTTAATGAACATCATCGAAATTAATAATAGATATAAGAGTGAACTAATTAAAGCTGTTCAGAATGGTAAAATTAATGATTTTAAAGAAATATATATGATTCAAATGAATGAGTTAATTACAATATTACAATTAATTAATACAGACTTTATTCTGTGTTATCTTTTTCTTTGTCAGTTTCTGTGTTTACAAATAGATCTATACAATAAATATTCATTTGTAATTCGTATGGTCCCCTTACTAAAATTCCGCTAGAATTGTAGTGTTTATATAAATCTGTCTTAATTTTTTTATGCTTATTCTTTAAAAATTTACTTTTACTAAACTTTATATAATAGGAAGACGATGGATCTATTTCATCTTCATTACAATCTATGTAAATTTTAGTAGAATCACCGGGATTTTTAAGATTTAGAGTATCTACAGATAGACATATAGTTTGTAAAAATTTGTGATAAGCTAACGAGTATGCTGTTAAATATTCTTGCTGTAAAGTTTGTTTTGTTACCATACCAGGTACGACATTAGTTAAATATTCCCAACCATTGATTAAATCTGTCATTAATATAAATTTGATTTATGTCTTTAAATCAATTATTTAGTATTCGTCTTCGTCTTCTTCGTCTTCGTCGTCTGGATTATAATAGAAAGAATCCATTTCTTCTTCCGTTACTTCCTCGATTTCATGGTAGTTTTCCGTTTCTTCTTTATCAGAAATAGGTGGTATTATACTTTTTAATGTTTCTATATGTTTCGAATCTAATGAATCAGGAATATCACAGTCAAATTTAATGTATAAATTCCCGAAGGCCTCTTGATCTTGTATTGGCATACCAAAACCCTTTAGTTTAAATAAATTATTTCCAGACATGATATTATCTCCGGTTCGTTTAATGCCAATTGTTTCCCCATTGATATGCTTAAAAGTAAAATCTATATCGTAACATTCAGATAGTGAAATATTTTGAGTTATGAATAAATCATTTCCAATTCTTTCGTAAGTATTATTATCATCATAACATAGAGTTATAATAACATCACCTGGAACATAGCCTTTCTTTTCATCACCTTCTCCCTCAAATACAATTACGTCGTCATCTTGCATTCCAGGTTTAATATTTACAGTTAATACCTTGCGATCCTCCTGGAGTTGAAGTTTACCATCAATAGTTGTATATCTTTGACGCTTAACTGCTATGTTCTTAGTCTTTCCGTTATAAAGATGTTTTAAAGATACATTAAGAGTAAAATGTAAATCCTTTGTCTTTGGTAAAGTGTCTTCTGCTGGCTCAAGTTCATCATCGGATTCTACAACAATTCTAGAATTTTTCTTTTGTTTAATACCCCGAATTGGCTGTTCATCTCCTCCAGAAAATTTCTCTACAAATTCTGGTGTTACCATCTTAGAAACGGACTTTGATACTTCGCTAAAAATTTTACTCATATCAACCTGAGATGGATCAGTCTGACCATTTGCATCGCGGGGTATATTGATATTTTTAGCAACTTGCTGAGCCATCTTAAAAATTTCCTTCATGTTATCAGGATTGTCCATTTATATTTATAAACTTTATTTTTTTAAATCGTTTAGACGCAAATAATAATTAAAAGTATTAATTTCTTTCTAGTTTAAGCTGATCTATTGTTTTAACCTGATTTTCATCAAATTTTGGTACACCTGTAAATCCATCTGCGCATCCGGATTCTTCTAAAGGAGTAAAGTTAGAACTTAGATTAAAATTAGCGGATCCGTCAATAAATCCAGCACGATTAGAAGAACCAAATATATTTACACTTACAGGTCCATTTATCATGGATTCTACTTTTTCGAATAGTTTTTTTCCTGTTATAATGTTACCATCTGTTATACCGGCTGGAACTGATTTTAAATTAGGAGGTAATTTAGGAATACTTAAAACATTTACTAATTTAAACATATTATTATCTTCTTTTATATTGCTTAGTAGTTTTTGACAAGCTTTACATTGTGGATGAAATATAATGACAAATTCATTTTGATCACTCATTTAAATGTTACAAATGTATTTAAAACATGTAAAATACCGAATAAATATATAAATAAAAATATTTGTAACATTTAAATGATTAACAACGAAATCGTCCTTTTACTTTTATTATTAGTAGTTGTTTATTTTATATGTATTAATAGAGAGACTTTTACAAATATAATAGTTAGACCTCTAGATTTTACAGCTCCTGGACAAACTGGATGTAAAGCTCCACTTTTAAATGATAAACCAGGGCTTAAATTTTGTAACGACTCTGTCCCACGATTTTATGACGTTAGAAAAATCAACAATCCAACGTATGTATCGTACTATGATATGTTAAAAGATCTTGTTAAAAGTTTAGGAGACAAAACCGAGTTTAAAAACAATAAATTGGAAGAAACACAAGATTGTGATGTAGCAGACTATCAGGTACAAAATTTATTAAATAATAAACTTGCTGAAATAATTATTAACAATCCTCGTTTCCACAATAATGGTAGTTTTAAATTAGAAAATATAACAGTAATTGATGTAGATCTTAAGTATTACAAGGATTTCGAAGATAACAAGTATATTAAGGCGTTATTTAATTTATATGATGCAACTAGATCTGCTAGTACACAAGCATACGCGTTAATTTCTGATGGAGAAAGTCTTGTCGTAGAAAATGCTGGGTTAGTTTATCCAAATTTAACAGAAGATACATCTCGTGTATCTTCAAATAAACCAATGCAATTCGACATATATGATTCATTACTCACAAGGGATTTAAGTAGTTATGTTGGTGTAGAACCAAATACAACAGTTTCTGGAGGTATATCAAGTGATATGGAAAAACTAATAGATGTTTATTATCAATTTAATTAAATGTTTCTACGACTAGACACAACTGATCTACTTTTAAATGATTTAACAGTTTTAGATACATCTTTTTTAACTTTTGGGACAACTTCTATGTCTTCTTGTTTTTCTTCTGGATCTGGAACTTTAACTCCACTTATCGTTACATCATGGGCTTTAATTTTTCTAGATCCTACTCGTTCTTTAATTTCATCTAATTTAGCCTCTGCTAGTTCTTTAGACTCTGGTTCAATTTTTAATTTATCAAATTTTTTGAGTACAGATTCTATTTCTTTTTTATCAGACTTTTTAATAGCAGTTTCTAATTCTTTGTTTAATGATTCTACAAGTGTAATTGCTTTAGGTCTTTTAGATTCTATAACATTAACTACGTCTTCTGTTGTTATTTCTCTAACTATAAACTTAAATGAATTAGAAAATAAAGAAATATTTTCAGATAATGCAAGTTTTATAGCCTCTGGTGTTGCATTAATCTTATTTTCTAATTGTAATTTATTATCTAAATCTAAATATTCAGAAAATGCTAATTTTGCCATTGCGTCGTCAACGTCTACTCTAGTTATTAAAGGTGTTTCATTTAGTTGTCCAGATGGGATTATAAATGAAGTATCTACATAGTTTACATCTTTTGACTCATATTCTAATTCTTCGTCTTCAGTAAATTTACTTATATCAATGTTAAGTGTTTTAAGTTTCCAGACAAAACTTGATGGTGGACTTTTTAAGTAAGAGTAGTCTTCACGAGAAATATAAGCAAACATTGGTGCAACAGATATAGTTGGTATTGTATCAGATACTACAAATCTACTTAGAGGAATTGTCATTTCTTCTTCATCAGCAGTTGTAATGTCTACTTGTTTAGTTGTTTTAGACACGTTTGTAATTTTAACAACTCCTAGATCAGGTAACACAAATTCTTTAAATTTTTGTAATTCTATCGAAGTTAAACTTCTAGATTTTAATTCAGTTCTGATGCTTTTAATTGTTATTTGTTCATATCCTGATAAAGTTTCTAATTTAAATGGTTTACTTTCGATTTTTGGAATAGATTTTACTAGTTCCAGTAGTGAAGTATCAGACGCAATGTCTACCTTTGTTCGTCTTACTATTGTCTTTTCTAGTTCTACTTTATATTCTCCTAATTTTTTAGTTTGATCTTCTAAAAGCTTGGATATTCCTTCTTCACCCAAGTTTTGACTTTGGGCTATATCTTGTATATACTTCTTAGAGGATAATAAAGCCTGTGACCATGGTAATTTAAGCTCTTCATGTTCTGGAACATATTCCCATATATTTTCGCTAACAACTTGTTTATTTGGGTAAAATGAAGATTCACATTTAGATCCAGTCCAATAACACTTTCGAGAATCTAAAGAAAATGAATTAGGATCGTTACACTCTCCCATTGTTTTAAATCTGTTACAAGTATCTAGAGTGTCTTTTCTAGCAGTTATAACTTTTTTAGGTGCAACTCCCTCTCTAAAATATACAATTTTACCAAATGTATCTTTATACTCAATAAATATATGATAAGGACTTGTTATGTAATTAGCTAATGAGTCTTCTTCAGGAGTCTTAAATATTGCAGGGCCTTCCAGTATTATTAATTTTTGCTCCGATAGTTCCTTTAATTTAATGTGATAAACAGGTATAAAATTTTCGAACTTGTAAGGTACAGCATACTCTCTTTCGAAGTAATCTCTATTTGTTGGATATTCTTTTTTGTACTCTTGAATATAGTCCTTCGAAGTATAGTAAACTTCTCCAGGGTTTGGAACTCCCATTCTTGGTCGTAAAGTATACTGACGAGTAATTATTGGTTCAGTGTAAATTTTATATTCTAGTTCTCTTTGTGGCTTTTCTATAGTTACTGGAATCTCGACTGATGTTAATTTTCTCATTTTATCAAGTATTTTAATATAGTTATCGTAGTCATTTTCCTCTATAGCATATTCTGTTGTAGGTTGGAAAAATTCGGTATAATCAATTCCGAATAGAATGCATAATTCTTGTATATCGTCTGTCGAATAATTTCTAGTAGAATATCGTTGATCCTTAAAAGGTGGATATTTCCCCCCAACTAAATATTTTCCATTATAGAATATGTAGTTATCGGTGTCTGGTCTTGTTAATTCTACATGGGGTTTAACATAAATCGCTTCATTGTCTGCATAAAGCTTAAGATAAGATTTATTATATATACTTAATAGTTTTGTTACTGTTTTTAATAATTTAAATCGTCTAGATACATCAGGAGACACATTGTGAACCAAAGTTATCCTATACATCTCCAATTCTTCTCTAGACAGTTCTTTAAATAAGTCATCTATGAGGATGTCACTGTTGAGAGATGAAATAATTCTTTCTACTTTTTGTTTATTAATAATTAATTTTTCACCTTCTTTGTAGAAGTATTCTGTTATCGCTACAATGTAGTTAATAATATTTACTTTATTCTTTGTAATTTGTTTAAGATAATTACAGAACGATTGATAATTGCTTATAATCATTTCAGATAACTTTTTATAATCATTCACTAGTTTAGACTTCGTATATATGATATTCTCAACTATGTAAGCTATACTGGTTGCATCTTCCATTTGACAGTTTAAAAATAAAGTATTTAATCGAGTTTTAAAGTCTACTCTTTCTTTAATAGATGCTACTCTATAAATTCTCTGAGATGGTAGTGTATATTTTTTCTTATTTAACTGCATAAATTTATAAAGATCCGGTGTAAAATGTGAAGGTATTCTTGTAATTTTAAGTACCTCAGATTTTGCATTTTGCCAAAAATTGTATTCATATTCTTCTTGAATAACTTTACTGGCTTGAATCTTATCTATTGTAATCGAATCTTTACTAAGTGCCTCAATCAATTGATCTGTCTTTAGTCCTATCTTCCCTGATCTAGAATTAATAGCGTCTAAATAACTTTTATACTGAAGATATAATTCTGTATTTGGTGACCATTCTAGAAGCTGATTTAACTTTTCAGTTCCAGATAAGTCTTTAAAAGAGGACTCTTTTGTAAAATCTTCAGGAGTAATTAATGGAGTCTCAAAATTAATAATCGAATCTGGTAGGAGATCTCCATTGATGTAGTCTTGCAGCATGTCTGGATACTGAGTTAATACTAATATTATCTTGTTTATAGTGTAAGTATATGTAGCTTTATTAAATGTAGTAATTATTTCACCAGAGTCTGGTAAGTTACTTGTTGATATAAAGTTAACTCTTTCTTCTAAACTTTCTACTTTTTGTATGGCATTTGCATTAATACTTAAAATGAAATTATTTAGATCTCTTCTACCTTTTGTTCGAATTGTATCAATTTTTGCCATTACCATTTGTATTCTAGTTTCTATTCGTGGATCAGCTAGGTTGAGTAAGTCCGGATCTTCATTTTTATCGAGGTAGTAATTAATTTTATTAATTTTAGATTGTAAGATTGCTATGGAGTACTTGTTATAATTTTCATTTTCTAGTTTTAATAAATTAGCTGATAATATTCCTTTAAGATCTCGTAGATATTCATCAAAATCTGTGTATCTTGTTGTAACATATACGCCCTGTTTATCGAACCCAGGAATTGGTGTATACAACTGATAAACATAAGCAACTTTATCTTCTAAATCACCAGCCTGAGCAATTCTTGTGTATAAAGGATCTGGTATTGGATATACAGGATCAAACTCTTCAGCTAGACTCTCGAAACCCTCAGCTTCTACACCTTTTTTAAGAAATATTTCTATTGTTTTACCTATATATCCTCTAGATACACCTTTAAATGGTACTTTTACAGATAATTTTTTACCTGGAATACAAACTATATCTGTGACCCCTATAGAATCAGTCTGAAAAGTTTTAGTGACATAATTCGAATCTATAACTTCTCTAGTTACAGAATATTTCCCTATTAACTCTGATTCTAAAATAGCGTCTAGTTCGGCTTGATCTTTAGGAAATTTAGTAAATTTTAATATCGGTACTTTATTAATTCTTAGATTCTGAATATAACTAGTTTCTTTCGATAATAAATCATTATCCTTTAAACATTCTATTAAAACACTCTTTGGTAGGCGTCTTAATAAATTCATCGTATACTTTTTAGATTCTTGTTCTAATATATCTGTCTCAGAGATTAATGATTTCCTGGGTTCGATTTGTACTAGTCCTGATAATGAAACGGAGACTGGAGTATCTATTTCGAATTTGCCAGTTGTATAACCAGTTGGATTTAAAACTTTAGCCTTATAACATTCCATGTATCTTGACATTATGTAGGCTTTATTCTCTTCGTAAACATTGGAATCATAGAGATATTTAGCTCTAATATCTGGATCTGTTGAGTTTGCTAGTCTCGGATTTGGGGTTTTAAGTGTAATTTGGTGTTTTTTAGCTAACTTAGCTACAATTTGATCTTCCTTTTTAATCAAGTAGTTTAGAGCATCTTCGATACTTAATTTACTTAAATCTATTCTTTCTTTTTTATCTCCTTCAGTTGTAGCTTTGTAGTCTTTAAATGCTTGTTTTTCTTCTCTTAATGAATCTATATAAAATGTATTATATTCTTGTTCATTTATTTCTCCTTTTATAAATTTTTGTTTCTGAACAAGTCTCGAGGATCTAAGTTCATTAATAAATTCTATACCTTCCTCTGTTACAGGCATTGATTTAATCTGAGAATTTTCGAATATCTCTAATTCTAAAAGCTCTTTAAAGTATTGTGTATCATCTATTTGTCCCTCTGCATATTTTCTCATTAGTGCTTCTTTATAGCTTGCTATCCCTCGTGCGTATTTTTTTTTCTGTAGTTCTTTTTCAGATATTACTTCTTCATTCGCTAGTTCTGGTTCTTCTTCGTATACTAGAATATCCTCGAGGTCTTCTTCTTCGTCAATCTCAAATTCTTCTTTAACTTCTCTTCTTTCCCCAGCTTCTAGTTCTTCTAGTTCTTCTAATTCTATATCTGGTTCCGAGTAATAATCGCTGTCATCAATTTCTAATTCAGCCATATTAATAACTACAAATATTATTTTTCTAAGTATTAAAATCTTTAATAATTAATAAATGATATGTTACCTAATACCTGACTGTAAAACTTGTGTTAAACAAGAAAAATTATTAAAAGAAACACCTAATCCCTCTATTAACGTGAGATATATACCCATGTCTCAGGCTAAAAAAACTAAACATACGTTTCCTTTGTGGAAAAGAGGAAAACAAATATATGAGGGAATAGTTCGTCCTAGCTCATTTGGACTTCCAACACTAAGTAAAGTTTTTAGATCTAGAAATTTAAGCAATAAGGGTCTCTGTTCTATGTTAGAGCGCCCAGCTGGTCCAAGAGACACATATTATCAGATCTGGCAGGGTTCTAAAACTATGACAAATAATAGACTTAATTTTCCAAAAGATAAACTTGTTAATGAGTTTGGGAAAAAGTCCTGCTTCGGTTCACCAATGCTATTAGGTGGTGGTAATAGCATTAAAGAACAGAAAGCAATTAAAAGTATCAATCAAAAGGTTGGTCAGCGTTTAAAAAGCAGTGCAATAAAGGCTGGAGGAAAAGGCTCATTGACTGCTGCTGGTATCTCCAGCCTTAAAAGTAATAAGTCTATTAAAATTACAAAAGATGCTACTGGGACAACTTTAACTCTTAAGAAGAAGTAATTGTACGACATTTAATATAACTAAGAATTTAAAGACTAACTTCACGTAACAGATACATGATGACTAATAAAGGCGCGGGTGCTGGCGGATCCAATACCAATAAGACTGGATTACCATACGAGCAGTTAACTGATTTAAATGGTCATTTTATTGTACATAATACTAATAAATTTTCTGAAAGTATATCTTTCAATAATACAGAAAGAATATTTATTAGAACAAAACAGAATAATTTTTTTAAATATATGGTGAACTATATCAATAAATGTGTTAATAAAGCCCACGGATGTAAAAATCCCGACGAATGTTACGTAGACGAAGTAAATAAAAGAATTTTTATACTCGAAAAGAAATTTCAGCAAACATCTGGTTCTGTATGTGAAAAAATACAAACTTCAGATTTTAAGAAATGGCAATATAGTAGAACATTTCCAGGATTTAATGTAATTTATATTTATTGTTTATCTGAATGGTTTAAAACTAATTGTAAAGCTGAGATTGAGTACTTAGAATATAAAAATGTTCCAGTATTTTGGGGTAATAGTGATAAATATAAAGAAGATATAATTAATTTTATTATCAATTATAAATAATTATTTCTGTTGTTGTTGATTCTGGTTTTTTTGAGTTGATTGAACGTCGTGCTATAATATCTTCACAGTTATACTCCTTAAAATTAGTCATTACAAAATCAACCTTTGCATTACTCATTACAAACTTTACATTTTTTAACTTTTTAATTTCAGTAAATAGTAAATTATGCATATCTAAATTAAATCCATTTGCTAGATAATTCACAAAAGAATCTTTATTTTCTGGAGCATACGGTGGATCTAAATATACAAAATCTTCTTCTTCTACGTTTTTAAGAGATTCAGTGAAACAACAATATTTAAATTTGACGTTTTTAATTAAATCACTTATATTGTCCAAATCTGTCTTAGATATTATTGTAGGTGTTTTTTTATAATGACCATATGGAACATTAAATCCATTTGGTCCTTCTCGATATAGTCCCCTAAAACATAACTTATTAATTAACATAAATAAAGCTGAACATTCTATTGTATTTTTTTGTATACTATTGTATTTTTTCCTTAACCAATAATAGTAACTTTCTTTAGATGTTTTAGCTTCGTCAATATTAGTTGGATTTCGATTAATTATTATTGCATTTATATTATCATATTCTTTAATATACATATCGATATATTTATATAATTCATATCTATTGCTTTGAATATGTCTATACACGTTAATCAAATTACTATTATTATCATATGCATAAATTTGATTTTTAATTATAATTTTATTATGTTTTTGTAAAGACAAAACCGCCAATAATACACTTCCTCCTCCCAAGAATGGTTCGTGGTAATTGTTCATCACATAGGGTACTCTCGAAATAATATTATTAATAATTTGTGTTTTACCACCGACCCATTTTAAAAATGGTTTTTCAATTTTACAAGCGACCATATTAATTATAATATATAATATTTGTTTAAGTTATTTATTACAATATAGTCGATGTTGAGTTATACTATAGTACTCTTTTTCTATTTCTATCCCAATATAATTTCTATTTGTACCCTTGCATGCGATTATCGTACTACCACTTCCCATAAATGGATCTACAACTAATGAATTTTCTTTACTAAATAGCTTAATTAAATGCTCAAGTAGTCTAATCGGTTTAACAGTGATGTGACTATTTTCTCCCTTTTCTTTCTTAGAAGGTTTACCAATTAAGAAATTTTTTGTATATATTTCGTCGAAGTCTTCAGTTACAAGAATATTAGCAGGGACTTTATCTTCATTGATTCCAATTTTTTGATTAAAATCTAGTAGCCCCGTCTTAAAATTTAGTTCATTTTGTATAAATGTTACATTAATAGGTTTCATTGCTACACAAATTGGTTCATGACATGATTTAATTTGTGGCGTTTTAAAACCAGAATATTCCTTCTTAAGTTCTTCTTTTTGAGTTTCTGAAATGTCCATTCGATCAATAATATGATTTACAGACATACCCTTAGGAATACTTTGTGTGTATACCCAGTTGATAATGTCTCTTACCTCAAATCCAGCAACTTCTTTCGCCATAGCAATAGAGTGATAAAGTCTCGGTGCGGAAAATGAGAGAAAGTAACCTCCAGGTTTTAATTTTTGATAGACAAGTTCCGATACTTCTTTATAAAAGTCATAGAGTTCCTTTACTTGACTCTTTGAGTATTTCATACCCTTTGGCAAATTTGTAATATGACTATTCTTCTTATCTGAGTCTATTCGTTCCTTTGACCAACTTGAGTCTAATTTGTGAATAAAGTAAGGAGGATCTGTAAGAACTAGGTCTATGCTATTATCTTTGAGTTTCTTAAGTTCTTCTAAACAGTTACCATGAATTAGTTGATTCATTACTAATTAAACTGATTAAAATACTAAGATTTTTTACGACATATGGATAATCTTTAAAAATAACGTTTAATATTAGTGATTATGTCAGCAAGAAAAACTACTATCAAAATGATTCAGTCTATATCACAAGACTATAAAATAGATTTATTTAAACTTACGCCACTAGTCGATAAATATTTTCCTGAGACTAAAAAAGAGAAGATTGTAAATCGAGGCGCAGGAAATGAAACAGATCATTATTATCAAGACTTGTCTGAATCATACTTCTGTTATAAATATCAGACTGTATTAGAATCGCTAGGTTACAGTTTAACATCAGATAGGTCTGGAATACTACACGAGGAATTTATGAAATATTCAGAACTTAGAGACATTGATCTTGGTAACTATAATAAATCTGTCTACAAAACCAACGTTGACTCTTCTATAGAACAAATCGTGTTAGAAAATTTACAACATTACTCGGGAGAAGTCTATGATATCTATGATGTAGAAAAGGAGTCTAGAAATCAGGAGGAATAAAGCAGACTTTGTACTACAATTTAAAGAATTTAACGAATAGAATCATCTATACTACTCGCACGGATAAAGTAGTCAATAAACTTATATTAATTATATTTTTCAGTAGTAAATGAGACAGGCAATTGTTATATTTCCTAGTGATGAATCTTATTCTAACGTTAAACTACAAGGTTACATATTATTTACTCAATTTAGTCAATTTAGCCCAGTTAGTGTAGAAGTTAATTTACAAGGGCTTTCTCGTGGTAAACATGGATTTCATGTACATGAAAAAGGTATACCCAATGATGTTAAAACTATAGATTGTAAAATACTGGGAGGTCATTTTAACCCATATTCAGTTAACCATGGATCTTATTCGTTGGGTACTGTTCGGCACGCAGGCGATCTTATAAACAATTTAGACGTGAATTCGGATGGTTTAGCTACCGTTAATTTTATTGATACATTGATATCGCTATACCCTGGTAAAAACTCTATTGTAGATAGAAGTATTGTTATTCATAAAGACTCCGACGACGAAGGTATACCAGGGTTATTAGCTTTACAGAGTGGTAAAAAATTAAATAAAAAAGAAAGTGAGTCATTAAAAACCGGTAATGCTGGTAATAGAATAGCATGTGGTAATATTAAATTGGTTTAAGGTAGTAGTATACGTGATAGTAATGTTTTATGACGCTTGGACAGATGATGTTTCATTACATGGAGGCGTTCCAAAAGTTTACAGTAGTATGAAAAATAAAGTTTTTAAAGATTGGGAAATTCCTCCGTGGGAATTAAGAGTTTACAAAGATAGAAAGTTAGGGGAAGGTTCCTGGGCTGAAGTGTATCTAGCAAAATGGAAGGAAACTTTCGTAGTTGCTAAAGTAATGAAACAAACACCTAAAAGTTTTTTGTATCTAAGAGAATTTGATAACATGACAAAAATGCATCATCCAAATATTGTACAATTATTTGGTTATGTGGAAGATCCATTTATCATAGTTATGGAGTATTTCCCTAATAAAGACTTAAGTAGTAATAATAATTTAAGTAAACGACAAAAATACTCAATAGCTACCGACTTACTAAAAGGTTTAAACTATATGCATACAAGAAAACCTGATACACTTATTCATCGAGATATTAAACCGTCTAATATTATGTTAACAAACTCAAAAACTGCTAAAATAGTAGACTTTGGTTTATCAAAATTATCAGAAACAAATACATTTGTAAGTTCTCATGAAAAGGATCTAAATTTATTAGATAATAATTCTGGTCACACTTCATATGTTGGTTCGCTGCGTTATATGGCACCTGAAGTAGAAAATACACATTATACAACAAAAATAGATATTTACTCTACTGGAATACTTTTATATGAATTATTCGAAGGAAAACTTTATAAAAAAGACAGCGAATTAAAATTTTACTGGACCCCCAGATCACTTCGATCATTAATTACACAGATGACTAATAAGAATCCAGATTCTAGACCAACTGCAAAGGATTGTTTAAATTATTTTAATTAATTTTGTTGATGTATTATAATGGATATTAAAACATACGATTCTTTGTGTATAATTTCCTCATTTTTAGCACTAATTCTACTAACAGTAATGAGGAATAAATTTACATATTGTGGAATATATATTTTAACTGCAATTTTTTCTTTAATTTGGAGAATTTATAGATTAAATACTAGATCAGGCCAAAATCATCCTTTATTCTACCTAGACTTATTATTTGCACTCTTAACTATATACTTCTGTTGTTTTTCGCGTGATATATCTATTATAGCGGTTGGAATTTTTGTTGTACTTATGATACTATCCTGGACTTTAAAATTGATGAATAATATTCCGGTGTCTAATATAGTTCATTGTTCAGCTCATTATTTAATAATTGGTTATCTACTGGTCTGTTTTTTAACTCTATAGACAGATGAATATCCTTTATTCACTAAAAATTGGTGATAATTATTAAGATTGGGTTGAGATATCTCAAAATTGGACATATTTGGAATATCTAATCTATTTATTAAACCTTTACAAAATTCTACTTTTTTATTTAGTAAGCTTTTATCAGCGTTAGGATTATATAAAACCTTAATTGTTCTTAGGTTCCAATTTCGAATAGATAAAAACTTATTCTCTATTTCTTTATTAAATTCGACAGATATGTCTTTAAATTTTTTAGCAGTTTCACCAGAGAATAAATATGAACTTGTTGAGTCATTATTAATGCGATTATATATATATAAATGATAATCAGTTACAAAATATATATTTAACTTTCCAGGATTTATTGTATCATACTCAAAAATTTGCAAAAACGGTATTAAATCATCTATGGCTTTAATTTTTTCCTGATATTTAAATCCAATATCTAATGCTTTTCTAGAAGTTAATAAAACTCTACCAGCTACATTAACGTTAATAAGATTGTTAGTGAAAGGGGAAACTTTAAGTTTATATACCGTTTCCATTAAATTCATTTCATCTACATTAAAATAATAGTAAGCTTTTTTCATTGGATAATGTGTTATATTTTTAAGTACATCTGATATCATATCTGAAAATGGTAACATAATAACGTCAGGATTGTAAGAAAGATAATGTTTTAAACGTTGCATAAAAAATGGGTATAGAAAGTCATCTCCATCAATATTAATCATATGAGAGTATTCTTGATGTTCTCGAAAGTATTCATGACAACTATTATGTCCTTTACCAGGGCTACCATCGCTTTCTGTTCTTATCACAGTAGCTTCACTTAACTCTTTTACAACTTCTTCATAATAAGAATCGTTTAGAGTATTAATATTAATTATAATATCATAATCTATACCACTGGGTAATTGGTTTTTGACAGAATTATAACATTCTTTTAAAAATATTAACTTAGAAGAAGTCAGGATCATCACAAGGTATTTTGTCATAAATATTGATTTATTCTAAATCTTTAAACGTGTGTTAATTAAACACTAGTTTAGAACAATTTTTTAAACCCTCCTACCACCGATAACACACACCTCTAGAACCCATGGGGGAAAAATAGGTCTTCCTATAGCAACTGGTTTACCCATTGGTACTAATTCTTCTCCAAAGTAACAATTAGTTTCATTTGTTAATTGACCTCTAACAACAATTGGATCTTTATCCCAACCATTAAAAACATAACCGTCAACGACAGGAATCCCCACCGGATTTTTAGGTATTATTTGCTCAATAGGATGATTAATAATTCGATGATTATTAAAATTGTTAATCAAGTTATTGATAGCGTTACTTAAATTATCATTAGTTCTGATGTTGTTAATAGTGTTGATGTTGTTAATAATGTTGCTATTGTAGTATCGTAGATAGTCTGGTGTCATTTTCACGTGGGCTTTCATATACCCAAAAGTATAACATTGATTAATCGCACATTCTGCAAATCATTCGAGCTGTATGTCTACAATCGCATTCACAAGTTATTACACTCGGTGTAGGTATTTTTGTTGATCTCCATTTTACCGGAATACAAGGTTTATTCAGTTGATGTTTATTACAACAATCACAATAATGCAACTCAGTCAACACTTCGAACACTTTTAGTTTGTGATCATTTAAATTTAACCGTGACATATGAAAATTAAGCTGGTCAGAATCGGTTCTTATCTGTTTAGATAAGAGATTATCAAGCAGAGGCTCAAATTTATCCATCCAACGATCCATCGCAGTTGAGTCAAGTGGTCTTACAGACCCCTAAGGGTCTTGCCACACATGCTATTTTTAATTTTTAGTTTTTAGTTTAATAAAACTTCTTCGAATACTTCACCATTGTCCACTTAGCGAGCTTTTCACGACGAGTCTGGGCCGACATGTTGCGTCCAAGGCGATCATACTCGTCACCCGGTCGGGGAATAGACGGATGAAGTTCCTCATCAACTTCATCTGCCCAGGAAGTGTTCATGCTGGGGTTTGGTAGAGACATAGTTCATTATTTAATAGTAACATATTTTTAAGTATATTAAAATGTCGTAAATAATAAATGGGTTGTGGCGGTTCAGTCCCTATTAATAATCCTATAATGGATGAAATTAAATAAATTGAACACTCTAACGTGGAATTATATGATCAAAGATCAAAACCACGAGATACAGTTCACTTATCGGTAAAAGCATCAATCATAAAGTGAACCTGTTTTTCTTTTTGAAAAATTTTATAGATATGCAGTTGTAATTCATCCGCATCAAGTTCATAATTATCATAAAGAAGATACAAATCTTTCTTTAGAGCATGACATTTAAAAAGTCTATTTTTGTAAATCTGTAGGACGCTTGGAATCCATTGCTTTTCGATGTAGTGGTCCGTGCGAACATATTTCATAACATGAGACTGCAGCTCCGATGGAAGATTGTAAAATAGATTCTTCATCTTCTTTCTAGTATAAAATCCTCTCCAAATTCTTTGGATTAGTATTGCGCAATCTTTAAAAATTACCGGTACATGAATATAGCAATACTCACGAAAATATCTGTACAATTTACACTTGCGAGTGCGTTTAGTAGTGATATCAAAAACAGTTTCGCAACACTTCTTGGATGGCATCTTTGTGTTCTCTTTCACGTAGACTTACAGACTCCTAAGAGTCCTGCTACGAAATAATTATTTACTTTTTAGTTTCAGAAAGCCACTCATGCTTTGCAGCCTGATTTTTACAATATTCCCAAGCCTGAAAATGTCCGGGATCTAATCCGGCAGAGTAGTTTAATTTGGCCTGTTTTATTCTTTGCTGAGCTGCACAGTTAAATAACATTGCTGCTTCTTTGTGTAGACCATGACTTGCAAACTCTTTCGCGTCTTGTTCATCGTTGTGATATGATTCCTGAAGATCACGAGCAGTATTCTTTTCCCACCAGTACATTGGTATAGGTTTCATTGGTATAGGTTTCATTCTTATAAAAACTAAATTCTTAAGGTGTATAAAATGTCGTAAATTACGACAAATATGTACCTTAACAATTTATTTGAGTAGTATTCTGCGTAGTCACGACATTTGTATACCCTACAAATTTTTGCTATGTAAGAATACGAATTTACAAAATTACGACATTTTATACACCCTAAAAATTTTGGGGATATAAAGAGTGTAATAGCAACCAACAGACAACAGACAACAATGGCGATTTCGTGCGAGAAGTTTACTCAGATGCTCGAGGTGATCTCGAAGGAGCACAAGATCGACATGCAAGCTCTAATTGGTTCTCTTGAGACGAAGGAGCTCCTTCCGAAGAAAATGATGATGACTAAGGCATCTGTTTCTAAGGAAAAGGGTCCCTACGACAACAAGCGCGCAAAGGAGTTTGCAGAGGCTAATGGTATCTGCATCAAAGATATCGTTGGCACTGGTCGCGAGGGTCGTATCACCATCGCAGACATGAAGAAGGTTGTAGATGTTCCGGGTGCTGGAAAGGCGAAGATCAGCGACGCTGCCGCAAAGCTTGCCACTGAGAACGGGATTGACATTTCGACAATCACGCCATCTGGCAAGCGCGGTGACATTCTTCTCAAGGATGTCAAGAAGGCTATCGAAGAACAGCCAGCTCAACCTGTTGTTCTCGAAGAAGATGAAGAAGATCCAGTTCTCGAGGCTCAGGAAGATGCTGAAGAGCCAGAAGTCGAACTGGAAGAAAAAGCAGACCTCTTCGGCTCTGACGGTGAAGAAGAGCCAGAGCTCGAATTGGATGACTAAACAAATCAACAACTTAAAACTAAACTAAAAACAGCATGAGCGGCAAGACCCTTAGGGGTCTATAAGACCACGTGAACAATCATGTCATCGATGGATATTCTCGATAAAATGACTCAAGTTTCTCTGGATGCGCTCTGGAAAATTAAAGTTCAGGAGTGTATTGAGGCTTCTTTATCAAGAGTACTTATATATCCTGCGAAAGAAACAGAGTATGACTGTATTTTATACAACATGGAAGAAGGAATATTACCACCAAAACCGATAGAACTTCCAATGCCACCTCCTGCTTGGTTGATCTAAACTATTACTAAAAACTTTAGGGTTTTATAAACCCACGTGAATTCATGATGTCTTACTCAAACGAAGAAGTTTTGACCGCTTTGTATGAAACTCTCAATATTGCCAAGGAGTATTTAAAAACTCTTCTAACAGTTGACCACCCGCCTCCAGATTATTGTGCAAGAATCTATAAAGAAATGTCAGCTATTAAAGATCTAACAGATCTCGTTCATGAGTATGAAAGCAAAATTGCTGTAAAAAAATTTTATTAAACAAACTTTCGGGGTTAATAACCCAACGTGTAAGCATGATTCCAATCCTCCAAACGAATGATCTACCTATTTGTGAAATCAAAATTTGCAATGGACTATGTGGAAAATATGGTCATGTTGGGTATTGGTGTCCAAATCATGACTATTACACAAAACATTCTGTCATTTTAACTCCAAACATTTTTATTGCTAGTGCATACGCATTACTTCGCAAAACAAGACTATTACTTTTGGACTATTCTTATTCTGATACACAACTTTCACTGTTTTATGTAGACAACGCACAGGGTAAAATTTCACAACATAATTATCTTATTGAGCTAAGAAAATATTATAAACTAAACCGGTTTATTCGAAAGTAATAACTAATAAGAGCTTTAGGGACTTTTAAAGTCACGTGACAATGGGTTGGACAGATCCTCCTACTTGTAAATCGTGCGGAACCAAGTGTAGATGTTATGACTGCCCATCTGACACGTCGTGCAGATCAGATTGTACAAGAAATAATTGTGGATTTTGTGGTGATTGTAAGTATTTATATCCTACATTAGCCCATGATTATAATTTTAAGCTTAACCCAGATGCTAAACCATTTTATCCGAAGTAATTATTTATTTTACGACAAAATTGTAGACTTACGAATAAATGAAAGAAATATGTGAAATGTTTGGAGTTAAAAGGCCTCGTGAAGAAAAGTCTTATATTTCAGAAAAGAAACAACATTTTTCTCCTCTTATACCGCCACCAGTTATTCGTCAGCCGGCACAACTAGATCTACGTGAAAATGTTTCAAATTTGTCAGACACGAGAGGATAGATTGGAAAATGCAAAATATTTCCAGAACATCCGGGAAATAACAGCAAAGATCAGAGATGACTATGATCGTTCCAAGGAAAATTTATATCACTACAATTTTTATAAAAACACAAGACCGGAATTTATGGAACCATTACCAAAAAACATTAAGAAAAAGTAATTAATAAAAACTTTAGGGTTTTATAACCCGACGTGAAACACAATGTTTGCTACTAGACTCGCAAAAGAGCGCGCAGAGGGAATTCCTCTATGGAGATTTCTAATGCAAGGGACTGGTAAAGACAAAAAGGTAACATGTGCTGATGTAGCTAGAGTTAAAAGACACATGAAATATGATCCACTTGGAATGTCTAAAGCAGCATTTGACCTTATCAGAGACTATGACATTAAAGAGTTACCAGAGGGAACTGGTCCAAAGGGAATAATTCTTCGATGTGATATTCTCAAAATTATTTAAAGTTGTAACTTAGGGTTATATTAACCCTACGTGTAATGAAATCGTTCGTGTTGATACCATTATTACCTATAGAATTGGTTCGCAACATACAACAATTTCTTGCTCATGATGCAGTAAATACAATCATTAGAGCATATTACAGAAAAACTATCTTTAAAATTAAAATAACAGAATATTTTTGTAGTATCAGATCTCATATGTTTATCTATGGATATTACAAAATTAATACATTGCCAACATTTGTAAATAATCTTAAATTGGCGTCTAGGTTCATTAACGAAGTTGATGATTCGTTCTTTTGGGGATCTATTTATATCAACATACAAAAAACACTATCGTATGAAGAAACACTTTGGGATAGAAGCATAATATATCCAGCATCGTATTCAGAAATAAATAATTTGTGTAATTATTTAAGACTGGCAATAGGAGCATATCTAACTTATCACTACTAATTTCTTACAAAATTCTTAGGAATTACAAAAACAACGTGACAAAATGCCAATTGACAATCGTCGAGGTATTTTCGCCGACAAGAAGGCCATGGCTCTGGCTAAGAAATACGGATTGGATTTAACTGACAAAAGATGTTATATATCTGATAATAAATATATTTCACATAATGATGTAAAATTTATTGTTGGAAATTTATGGATAGATCATTTTATGTATGGAGTTAGACCTCCAATAGAAGTTGATGTTGTCACTTATAATCGATACTACTTAAATTTTGTATGTTTCGATAGAGTGCAATTTTAAATTTATTTCTTAGGACTTACTAACACAACGTGAAAATGGATACATTACAGTTAAATAATGTAATTCTGTTTATTAGCCGAGAGTATTCTATTAATTATACAGATTTACTTAATACTTTAGCTAACTACTCTCTTCTACCTCCACAACTAAAGTCTAAGTACTCCAAGACTACTAAATATAAAAGTCCAGCTGTTCGACTATTAGCTGAAAAGTACAATATTAATTCAACAGAATTTAATCCTAAAAATAAGATGAAAATTGCGAATCTAAAGTATCATATTAGAATATTCGAAGAAGAAAAGAGAAAGAATTTAGAAAAAAAATATTTGTACCTTGTATTTATTAAAAAATTAGGAGTATCTATCGGTATTGATTTAATTAAAAATTGCTTAGAGAAATAATATACTATTAATTAATGACTTCTAAGAGAGAGATTAGAGCATTAAAGAGAGAAAACTTTAGATTAAAAGAAGAAAATAGCACGTTAATTAATAAAAATCGAGTACTAAACTCGGATAATTGTTACTTTGCTAAATTTATAGGATTAATAGTAGATATGGTAAATGAGACAGAACCTCCTCGGAGGAATTTTAAGTTATTTCACTAATTCTGGTCTTGTAGTATTTAATTTTGTCTGTTATTCTTATTTTTCTTTCTAAGTATTCCTCAAAGTCTAAAGAGTATATAGTCTGATAATGATAGTATAATTCAGACAAACATATGTTCATTCTGCATATTTTATTATTATAAATAGTAATATAACTTTTATGTAGTTGTGAGATTCTATGATCTTCCCGCATGAAGTATAAAACTAAATTTTGTAGTTCATGAGGTAAACTAACAAATAAATTTTTAATTCGTCTGCGTGTTAAATATGATCTCCAGACTGATTGTATCTTAGTTATAATATCCGAGTGATACTTTTTAATATGAGTATAGCATAAATTTGAGTATAAAGACTTGCATCTGCATCTTCTATTTAACAAAGTTATAGCTTTACACCTCATCTATATACTACTTACGTTTCAATGTTTTAAGCTGGTTGAAGTGTCGTATCAGACAGGTCCATTCATTTTTATATACTGTATTTTCTACATCACATAATATGTAGTTGATATGTAAAGTATTTGTAACATTATACATTTCTCTTCTTAAATTTTTTGGTAATATGGAATGATACTTAAAAGTTAAATTTAGTAAATAACAAAATCTGCTTATTTGATCAGGAGATAAATAATGAAAAAGAGATGCTTCTCTATCGAAGAATATAGCCTCATGATCTAAATCTTCTAGAAAAATATTAATTTTAGGATATATTATGGAAGATATTTTTTGATATACTTTACAAAGATACAACGGTTCTCTAATATAAAACAATACTTTTTTTTGTAAATCATCGGGTAAATTAATAAATAATGACTTAATCTTATTTCTAGTTCTTCGTCCTTTATAATATTTCTGAATCATTATAGCGTATTTCTGAATGTGCATATTTGCATGTCTATGACAATATTTAATTGGTTTATTTATGTAAATTGTAAATTTTTCACTATTTTTACAATTTCTATAAGTGTCTTCGTGGATATCATAAACTTCACATTGACATCGAGGCATTATATAATACTTTAGGTTAATTCTTTAGGTTAATTAAATATCATTTAATAATTAACTAACGAATAAACTTATAGTACTATTAGTGCCTGAAGTCAAAGATTGCAAAGGTTATGAACCAAGTGTATCTTTAACTCTATCTAGCAATACAACAATCAAATATATTAAAAATTTTAGAAAATTTTACTTAAATTATCATCATGATACAAGTCTAGAATATGAACATATAATTATAAGGTCCTTAAATCACAATGATTCTCTGCTAGATTATAATGAAGACTCAACAGTATTAATGATTGGATATTCTTTACATATTTAATTTAGCATACATGTACCCTATAGTTACTGCTACACTGGCACAAAATATAAAATCAAACATTTTTGCTGTAACTTGTCTGCTTTTCTCAAGCTTATCTAAAACGACTGAATTTTTTTTATCTTCTTTCTTTCCCCGAAACAAACCCATTTATTTTTTAAAAACATTTAAATTAATTTAAAATTATAATCAATATTATCACTAAGAATGCAGATTTTTGTTAAAACGTTAACTGGGAAGACAATCACGCTCGAGCTAGAAGCAGATGATACAATCGAAAATGTTAAATCTAAGATTCAGGATAAGGAAGGAATTCCACCAGATCAGCAACGCTTAATATTTGCTGGTAAACAGTTAGAAGATGGACGCAAGTTATCTGATTACAATATTCAGAAGGAATCTACTCTTCATCTTGTTCTACGACTTCGTGGTGGAATTAATTTTTAAATATATAGTTAAAAGTACTGGAAATTTATTAAAAATAGGAATATGACTAAATTTACTTAAAGATTTAATTAACTAATAATTATATTGTAATGAATGCTGGATTAACTCAGTTGGTTAGAGTGTCGGTCTTATGAGCCGAAGGTCATGGGTTCAAGCCCCATATCCAGCATCCATTACAATAATCATGTAATATTACTAACGAACACGTGCCCGAGCGGTTAAGGGGACGGACTGCTAATCCGTTGTGCTATGCACTCGCAGGTTCGAATCCTGCCGTGTTCGTTAATAATATTACTTTTAAAATATTCATTATTATTAATGGAAACACTCAATAAATTTGTCGATATTGATAGTCAATTTTTTAAAATTGTTCAGTCGTGGGAACTTTTAGAGAAACCAATGAAGGAAGAATATGACATGATGGTTGCTGCTAATGATTTAGAAAAAGCTAAGATTAGAGAAAATATGTTAAATTCATTGGAAAAGATAGTAGAAATTTGTAAAGATCAACGCGTTTGCATGGCTACAGTTGCTAAAGAATATAATATTAACGTAAGTGATTATTCTGGTATCCCAGAAAAGTATGACCCTATTGAAGTTTTAGTTAGAGTATTTGAGGATGATTATTTTAAAACACTTTGTTCTAGTTTGGATGAATTTGTCGAATCAGTAGACGTAGATGAAAAATTTGAGAAAAAAACATTTGATATAAATAAATGAGTTTCACTCTACAAGATATAGATAATTATTTATTAGTTGTTATAGGTCCGTTGTTAGTGCTATAGATAGTCACATGATTTATATGTTTACTACGTATTATTATTTATACACCAAAAATATTACGTAGTTTTTATAAGGTATTCCATAAAACTACATAGACTAATAACTAACTAGATATTTTTATAAAACTAAAGCTAAAATTTAAAAATGACACAATACATTCAGGTTCTGTCATTTGGTGATTATATATCTGGTACCAATCTTTAAAAGACTTTATTTCTAGTAGATGTAAATTGTATAATTTTGCAGTATTTATAAGTTGTTTCTTAAATAAAAAGTATTCCTCTGATACTCCCTTTACATCGAAGTATGTGTTAGTAGAATCTGAGGTAATATTAAATGTATATTTTTCATTGTTAATTTTGTTTATTTGTAGTAAATTTGTAGTAACATTACCTGAATCTTTGAGTAGTTCGTAGACTACATCTCCATCTGTTGCTGTTCCTATAAAAATTCCACCATTCTTTAATTTTATACTTATAAATTGTAGAACTTGATCCATCTGTTTAGAAAAATAATGAAATGCAAACTGACAACTCACAACATCATATGTATGTGATTCTACACCTTTGATGTTCATTTCTAAACTGTTTATTTTTTGTAACAAATCTGGATCTAGCATATCTAAAGTGAAGTATTTTGTATATGGGCATTTTTTCTTTTGTTTAAGTTGTATATTTAGTCTTCTCCTAGCTTCATCGATAGACTCTTTATGAGGATCAAACCCAACTACGACTTTAAAATTGTTATGTTGCCACTTAAATAAATCTCCTCCTCTTCCAACTGATATATCTAATAAAGTTGTTCCTCCATTTTTTTTAGAAATTTCGATAAGAGATCCCTTGATAAAATTGTGAAATTGTCTCAGGTTTTCGATAGACATTTGTTCATTTTAAAATTGAGATAATTTTATAAATACCTTATTTTGTCGTAAGTGTCTGTACGACATTTCTTTATTTTAAAATTGAGATAATTTTATAAATACCTTATTTTGTCGTAAGTGTCTGTACGACATTTAAGAGTGCTTAAACATATTATCTACACTTAAAATAATAATAATGAATTGCCACTGTGGCGAAAAAGCTTTTACTTTTACTAAAATTTTCTCTCGCGATGGCAAAAGGTGCACATCTTTAGTTGGAAGGTGCAATAGAAGCGTAGAAGAAGTTAACAAAAGAAAAAAGAAATGTGACTTCCGAGAAGAAGAAATAATAGAGGTTTGCGATCTACCATGCGAAGAAATAAAACATCAACCTGTCTTTGTTGCCCCAAAGACTATGAAAACAAGAGAAGACTATATCAAAGATTTACTAACCGCGATTAATACTATTAAAATGTGTCAAGACACGGAACATCCATTTGATAAATATACAAATCGTATACTATACTTGTCAAAGAAACTAAACATTCCTCCTTATATTCAGGAAGAATACACAATAGAAGAATATTATAATATCGCAGATTATTATCTTAAAAATCCAATTCCTATCCAAAAACCTGCCCCGATGGAAAAGTATTCACTGATAGATGACTTCTTAGAATCTATTAAAAATGGAAAGTCTCGTGAATCAAATACTGGTAAAAGACCTAAAAATGTCCCGGACACTACTAACCGAGAACTATATGAACATTTTAAAAAGCTTCTAACTATAGAAAAGAAAGTTGTTAAAGTTAAACCAACTACTCGCACTAGACAAAAGATAGTTTCCAATGTTGCTGGAGAGTTTAAAACTGGAGGCGTTGATGATGAAGATCTTGTGCAAGAGGATGAACTAGACGTAGAAGAATTTGACAGTGAAGAAGAGCAGGATGATTACGATGATGATTATAAGAGTGATTAAATCATCGGGTTAATATTATATTTAAAATGTAAGTAGTAATTAAATGGTAAATTTTATAGAAATGTTTCTACAATTAGAACCAGAAGATAAGGCTAAATGTGTTGATCTAGTAAATAATATTCTTTTTCCTATAAAATTTTATATAATTTTAATAGTTGTTATTTTATTTCTAATTTTTTGTAGTAACGTTTATATAATAACTAGACAATGAATGCTTTTAAACGTTACGTCTTAATACCATTTTTAATACAAGTCGATTACTTCCTTAGATATGTAGAAGTTTTAATGTGTATACGGAAAAAACCTTACAAAACTCATACATTTAAGAAAAATCCAGCGGCAGAATATTATCATAATAAAGAAAAATGGATAAAAAAGATATTAAATTACTTAAGGAAAAAAAATATTAAAATATAATGACTGATTTAGAGTTTTTCAGAACTGACGTTAAGTCATATGACTCGCTCGATACTGAAATTAAAGAACTAACCGATAAGATTAAACCTTTAAATGTTAGACTTAAAGAACTAAAGAGTAAGAAATCAGAACTACAGGGTAATATTTGCGAATTTATGGCTAAAAATGACATTGACACGTGTAATTTAAAGTCTGGTCGTTTAGTATATAAAGAGTCTAAGGCTGTTAAACCAGTTACACAGACAGATGTAAAGGAGTCTATTATTAAGTTTTTTACTCAAGATATTGATGAAGCGTTTGATGAGGCTAATGCGTCTGAAAAAGCTCAAGCTCTTATAGAATTTATATATGAAAGAAATAGAGAATCTTCTACTAAGTCAACGCTCCGTCGTGCTAAAGGTTCTGATTAACAAATTTGATCCTTAAGTTTATCACATATATCATACTCTATATCAGATGAATCATCTGAATCGTAGCATGTTGTTTGTTTTATTAGAAATTCTGTATCTATTATATCATCTATTTTGATATTTAAAATTTTATCTGTATTCTTATTGGTTTTAATTACATATCCACTAAAATTAATAAGAGTATTGCAAAAAATAAATTTTAATGGTATACCATCTTTAATTTTAACAATATTATAGGTATATTTACCCTTTGTAAATTTTAGTTCTGTAGGAATCACACTTTTCCATGGGCTTTTAATGATTGTGATTAGTCCTAACTGATCTATGAATAGGATATCCATTGTATTAGATTACTATTAAAAAAATTACGAGATAAACGACTTAAAAATAATCTCCATATATAATTAACATGTCAGATTATGATGTTAATCGGAATTGGGCTAATGATTTAGCTCAGTTTTTAGAAAAAGCTGATAGTGAATCTATAATGGAATGTTTTGAGAGAATTGAGGAAAAATGGAAAATTCCAAAAGGTGTCGATTTAGTATTTAACAAAATTTTAATTAATTTTAACATATCTGACATTAGTTCCATAGACATTGATATCATAGAAACAGAGAAGAATAAAATTTTATGGGAACTCACTGGAGTCCAGGGTAAATTCATTAAATTTTATGATATCAATGATGATTCTTTAAAAATCCGTTGGGAAAAAGTATTCGAAAATTTTTACTATTCTGAACGATTTTTGAGAACTGGTTATTTACTAAATAGAATGTCTAATGATAACTACGAATATACATTAAATGAAGATACTGATGGATTATTTAAGTTTACACCAATTGATACAGCAAAAAATACTCCATATCAAAATTTACTTTTATTTTTATTTGGTAAAATAAATGAATTGGAATACGCAAAATATAATGAAACTTTGTATGAAAAAGTTATGTACAACGGTAACTTTACATACTCATGGAAAAAAGTAGAGTCTATCAAAAGTTTTATTATTCGAATGTGTAATATGAAAACAAATTATGAACAATGGAAAAATTCTACAAGTGGTGGTAATAATAATATTAAGTCAGCTGAACAATATATTATGGATTACACGGGTCCTGAACTAAAAAGTTTAGAAAAAGATCGACACGTACATGCTTTCAGAAATGGTATTTATATATCTAAAATTAATATAGGAACGGAAGAAGAAAAAATGTGGAGTGATAAATTCATTCCATATGGAGAAAAGAGTGAATATTTAACATCAGATACAGTTGCATCAAAATACTTTGATCAAGATTTTAATAATTATGATGATGTACAATCTGAAGACTTCTTTGATATCATGAAAGATTGCCCCGTTTTTAAGAGTATTCTCGATTATCAGAAGTTTCCAAAAGATGTACAAAAGTGGTTAGTAATTTTTATTGGTAGAAATTTGTTTAATATTAATGAAATCGAAAGATGGTGCGTAATCATGTATTTACTTGGTATGGCTGGTGCAGGGAAGAGTACTATTATAGAAAAGATTATTGCCAAGTTTTATGATTCAGATGATATCAAGATGTTATCAAATAATATTGAGAAAAAGTTTGGTCTAAAGCCTTTAGCAAAGGCGAAGATTGTAATTGGTCCGGAGATTCAGGCAGATTGTTCTTTAGAACAGACCGAGTGGCAATTAATTACAGAAGGGGGAACTTTAACGCCAGCGGAGAAAAACAAAAATGCAGAAACAATGACATGGGTTCCGCCAGTACCTATGGCAGGAAACAGTGTGCCTGCTTATAAAAATAACTGTGGTCAGCAGTCTCGCAGAACAGTTATATGGAAGTTTTGGAGAAAAGTATTAGATACTAATACACATTTAGAAGAAGAACTATCCAAAGAAATACCAATGATCATGAAAATGTCTGTAATGGGATATTTATGGGCTGTTAATAAGTATAAGAAAAAAGGAATATGGAAAATTTTACCTAAATACTTCCAAGAAAACCAGGACGAAATGGATGAAAATACAAATACTTTACTTAACTTTCTTAAGAGTAGCAAGGTTGTATTGTCTGAAAAAGTATATGTACCTGAAAAGATATTTAAGCAGGCATTTAATGAGCATTGTAGAGAAAACAATTTAGCTAAGTCTCAATTTACAGTTGATTTTTATTCTGGACCTTTTTCTAATAATAATATTACTGTTACAAAAAGATCGCGAAAGAAGTATCCAGCAAATTCCGATAATTATGTGCATGGAACTTTCTTTAGTGGAATTGATATAGTAAATGATGGAGATAACTATGATGATGTACCGGATATCCCAGAATAATTTGTTCGGCTGAATATAATTATTAAAATATTTATAATTATTAATATGTCACGATCATTTAAGGGCGCTAGAGAATTTGTACCTGTAGAGCTACCAGATCAAACCGTTGTTATACCCCAAAACTCAACTGGATTTTTAGATGTTGTAGCTAAGTTTGGACCACTTTTAATAGCTATCATTGCTGTAGCATTCTGTTTTTACATATATAAAAAGGTATTAGAAATGGATAAGGCACCTAATACAATTCTACAAACTTTTATACAAGATCAGACTCAGACCAATTTCCAGATTCAAGAGTCATATAATACTATGGTAGAACAATTTAATAACCTTTCTGGTGTAGTTCATAATTCATTAGTTAAAAATGGAACAATTGAGACCCAAATAAGTCCATCTCCAAGTATTGTCAATGAAAGTCTAATTAACGCAACAGTCGAAGAAATAAAGGAAGAATCGGTCCCAACTCAAGCAAATGAAATATTAGATGATGTATCTGAAGTATCTGTAACGCTAACTGGTTCATCAAAACCACGACGTGGAAGAAAACCAAAAAATGAAGTTAATTTTTAAAATTAAAATATTAGTTAATAATTAAATGTTATTAGAATCAGTTCCAAGTCAGCCGCCTAAATTTTTAAACGGGGAAATATTTCATGAATACAATCAGCCCAGTTTAAACACAGACTATACGTCGAAAGGTGAAGCATATGCCAAGTTTCGCGATTCTACTCAACGTGTGTACTCAATTCCGCCAGCACTAATGGGTCATCAAACTCTTATTAATCAAACTGTATTAAACGACGCAGTTCCATTTGTTGATGCTACATATAGACAAAACCTAAAAGCTTTTAACACAGGTATGCCATCTCAAACTTCATCTAGTCCTTATCCCACGCTTAATAATTATAACAGTAATGTTACTACAGTTAATCCAAAATCTCAGAATGCTATTGGTAGTCAAATTAGTTTCATAAGACCAAAAGACAGAGTACCTGCATATTTAAAGGCTAATGGAGATATAGATCTAAATGCAATGAGAAATACTATGAGACCCACAAATGGTGTACATTTTGTTGATACTACAGTAGTCGAACCAATACCCGATGGACTATTTTCATCTCCTATGAATAACTATTTAGCTATGCCAAGACATTCACAATTTCCAGATAAAGACGTAACAATTTCGGTATTTCATAATAATAACAGTCGATATGGACAGTTTCCTAGTAACGATTTTGTTAATATTATTCAGAATATACTACCAGTTATAAATCAGAATGGATTTAACACATATGCAGAGGCAGAAAATACAAGGAATCAATTAGCCGCGTCGGTTGTAAATTATAGCACTCAAACACTAATAAACGATTTTATAATAGTAAAATCCAAGGGTAAATATTACTTATTACCGGCACTCGACTAATTCTTTATATTTAGTAGTTATATTATCATTTAACGTAGATAAATCCCAATTTAAAGCTTTTAACAGTTCTGTTTCTATTTTAACATACTCTTTAATATTTATATCTAAACTCTGGGTAATATCATGAATATTGTAATTATAATCATTCAGATACTTATTTGCTAATATAATAGCACATAACGTGTAATTATGCAAATTAGAATGATTGATATTCTTACAATATTGGATATATGAAAGTCCCAAGAATATAGAATAATATTCTACATTATGACTCTTAACTAAAAAATTAATTTTGAGCTTTAATTCATTTTTTGGTTTAAAGTAATTCATTATTTATTTATTATATTAAAATTTCAGATTTATTGTGATCTATTATCTGAATAATACTGTTTATAGCTGAAATATAGTCGCATATTTTATTTCCACCCGTAATAATAATACTCCCAGGTCTAAATATTAATATAGAAATTACATTTGGATACTTTTTCTTAAATCCATGTTCTAACTGAAACTTTGCATAGTCTAATATGTTGTCATATGTAATAAACTTCGCGTTAATACCAGGATACTTAGAACTTTGATAGACAACTTGTAGAAAATTAAAATTTTTATCTATTGTTTTTTCTGATAAAATTTCTGTTAAAACTTCTTGATTTATGTTATGTTTAATTTTAAAATCTGTATTAATCATAACTATTTTAGAATCTGAAATTTTAGACTCTTCCATAAAACATCCACTATTTTGTATTCGGTTATATGCCTTTCTAATCGCATAACAACAACTTCTAATACTATTACACCCCGCCACCTGAATCTTTCCGTTTGGGAAAAACTTTACAGATACATCATTTTTAATTTTCTTTGTATTCTTATCGCACTGATATTTTACAGTCATTCTCATTAGTAAACTATTATAAAAACAATCTTTCTTGTTTGTTTCTTTTGTCTTTTTAGCATGTGGAGAATATTTTACGGATTCTGCATACAAGTCTGCTAATGTATCTAAATCAACATGACTGTTAAAGTTGCAACATAGTGTCATTGTAGAAATAGACATCGGTTGCAATATAAGTGGAGAATCTAAATTTTTTAGAATACTAAGATGTTCTTCGAATGTATTCCAGTTCTCACCACAAATACAATTGAAGTACTTCTTTTTTGGATCGCATAAATAACAAAATTTAAAACTAGTATCAGGAGAACTAGGTGTCGATGAATCCGACATTTCTTTATATTAAATAAGCAGTGTCTTTAAGTTATTTATAATGTCGTAACATTAGATATCTTCATTGATCATTATTCCTACTAAATAATTAATAATATGATACTTATTGATATCATTGTGTCTTTCTAGTATATCTATAAAATGTTGTACAATGCTGCGAGCTTGTTGTCTGCACCGGATTAGCAGATAATATACATAAGTCATAATTTGAGGAATTGCAAAATTGTAAATATATTCTGATGTTATAACGGATGTGGACATAATATTATTAATTATGTCATTAAGACAACATAAAATAGTTAGTAATTCTGTTCTTCTTTGCAAAGATATATTATTCCTTTGAGATATATTAATTTGTTTCTTCTTATAAAATTTAGCCAAAGAATTTATTTCTTTAATTTTTTCTGGGGCTATAGTTTCTTTTGTAAATGGATCTCGAAAGTCTTTGGAACTATTGTAATAACCTATTAATCCATCGATAGAGTAGTATCTAAGTTTATTTTTATTTTTTAGTGAAATAAATGGATATTCTAATGAGTCTAAAGTTATTGGACATACTTCATTTCCTATCCATTTTCTTCTCATGAATTGTTGTATATAACACACAGCTTTAAAAGAATTAAGATAATTTATCAGTTGAGGTTTATTTAATTTTGAGTAATTTTTGATATGATTTATTTTACATAAATTTTTAAGATTCACATTTTTATATAAATTCGAGTACTGAATTAGCATTAATATAAACTGATAAAAAATAAAATTATATTTAAACATTTAATTTATAATAAATGCAATAATGACCACAAATTTAGTGAGCATTGATATTGGCTATAGTAATATGGCAATTGTCGAATTAACTACAGATTTTAAAGATTTTACAGTTAATAATGTGCATAAAATAGATTTATCTAATTTTAACGAAAGAGAAGTGTATATGTCGATGATAAAATTTATATCAGAATATAAAGAAGTATTTGATAATTCTGATCTAATTTTGATAGAAAGACAACCTCCACAAGGTCTTACTAATATTCAGGATATATTAGCATATAATTTTTCCTCAAAGGTTAAATTAATATGTCCTAGAAGTATGCACAAACACTTTATGATATCAAAACTGGACTACGACTCACGAAAACAACAAACTGTTAAAATAACATCTAAGTATCTTAAAGATTTCTTAGTATTTGAGAATGAATCTAGAAAGCATGATATAGCAGATGCTTTTTGTCAGGCATTATATTACATAGAGAAAAATAAAAAACCAGAGATATTAGCACCAGAGCCTATTCCAGACAACTTAGAAGACTTCTTTAACTCATTTAGATATACTCCAGTTAAGTAGCGTATTTTTCAGTAAATATTTTAGCATTTTTAATAAATAATTCTGGACTACATTTCATTTCAGATGCAATACTATCAACCAGAGGATCATCTGGATTTGGTTCGGATAGTAAACTACTTAATGAATACATAACTTTAGATATGGTTAAAATTGGACTCCATTCATCTTTTAAAATATCTAAACATATAGCTCCATTTTCATTAATATTTGGATGGTATATTTTTGTTTTAAATAAAATTAATGGAGGATTATATGGATAATCAGATGGAAAAGTAATATTTATATAAAATTTACCACCTTCATATGGTGTATCTTTTGGTCCGATGATGTAACCCTCCCAATTTGTTATTTTGTCTTCCTTTGGACTAATAACAAATACAGAATGATCTTCATTTGACAACTGGGATAATTCAGATAGTAATCGCTTCTTCGCCATTAATTTTCTTAAATATTTTAATTAATTAATTTATGTATACATTCCATATGGTGGTTCATTAGTAGTCTCTTTTCTGGTTAATAAAAATTGATTAATAGATTCTAATATATCATCTTGTGTTAACGTTTTATCATTGTTTAAAAAATTTTTTCTAATATTTATAATTTTAGCCTTTGCAATTATATTTTCTATATCACCTCCGTTACCAGTAAGATATTGTTTATTTTGTGTTATTAAGCTTCTTATTTTATCATATGAATCTTCGTAGTCCCAGTCTGAAGAATCTATTTTAATTTTAAGAACATTCATTAATTCTTCTACACCAAACTCATTAATGGAAAAAGTCCAAGGAAATCTTCTTTTTAATCCCGGGTTTTTAGCAAAAAAACAATATTCTAATTCATTTTTATATCCTGCTATAATACAAATTAAATCATGGGAATGTTCAGTTAAATATTGATTTATTGCATCTATTGCCTCTTTCGAGTAAGAATCACCTTTCGAATCATCACCTAGAGAGTATGCTTCATCTATAAACATTACACCATTTTTACATTCTTCTAATGTTTCCATTGTTTTAATTGTTGTTTCTCCTAGATACTGTCCAATTAAGTCTTCCCGTTTTACTTCTCGAAACTTATTTTTCTTTAAAATACCGAGTCCTGCATATATTTTTGCCATTATTCTTGCAACTGATGTTTTACCTGTACCAGGTGGTCCATATATAACTGTATGCATCATGATAGATTCATCTACTTCTTTCACGAAGAATAATATTTGGTCTATAAGTTGCTGTTTTAATACCTTTAAACCAATCAAATTGTTTAGTTCATATAATTCATCTAATATATTTGTTAACTTATTAAATTTTTTAGGTAATTGACGTTTAGTTTTTTTACTACATGGTTTAATCATGAAGTCTTCTATCATATTAATTAATGATTCTAGATCTGATATATTATATTCATTAATATTAAATTCATCCTCTGAAGAATCGCTATATTTTCTCTTTCTACTATTCATAATCTGCTTGTTATATCTTAACATTTTTTCTAATAAATATATTAGAGATATTCTTATATATATTTTAAGAATGATAGACACTGTAATTGCAAATAAATTTAATGTAGGTATTCCTAAAATACACAATTGTTACAGCGTTTTTAATCAATTAGTATTTAGTAAACACGTAGAAAGTCATAAACTTACAAATGAGGATAAAATATTACTGAATAAGTTATTAAATAATGTCATCGACAATACAAATTATGACTATCCTTTACAAAAATTTTATGTATACATGATTATATTCTTTTCCAATTTTATTTCAGAGGGTATATTTTTAGATCTAGATGATGAATATATGAATATTGTAATAGACGTTTTGTTAAATACAAACATCACTGACGAATTATTTAAATTGTTATAAAATCACTTTAAGAATATATCGTATATATTAGTAATGGGATTTTATGTTCCTTATAATTACATTAAGTTGTATTCCTCTAAAGATCAAGGTACTAAAACATTAGATATTATAAAATTGTATTCTTCTAAAGACTATATCATAACAGATGCAACAGCAGGTATTGGAGGCAATTCTGTGATATTTGCGACTTATTATAAAACAATTAATTGTATAGAAATAGATAAAGATGGGTTTAAAATTCTAAAATCTAATTTAAAATTGTTAACAAACTGTAATTTTTATAACAATGACTACTTATCTATATGTAAAATATTAAAACAAGATATTATATTTTTAGACCCACCTTGGGAACTTAATTACAAGAGTAAAAAAGAATCTGGACTAGAACTTTCAGGTGTTCCTATTAAAAATGTAATAGAAAATTTATACACTTATTGTAAAATTATAGCTCTTAAATGTCCAATTAATTTCGAATGTATAGTTAACAATTGGGACTTCACGACTCATTATATTTATAAAAATATGAGAGTAATGTATAAAATTATTATATATCATAAATATACTTAAGGGTATCTCTATAATTATACTTAATATCATATCAGCTCCTATAGTGTAGTGGTAATCACTAAGGACTTTGAATCCTTCAACCTCGGTTCGAATCCGAGTGGGAGCCGAGATGATATTATAAAATCACTTTAAGACTAATATAATAAATAAACAATGTCTATTACACCAAAGGGTTATAGAATTGATTTAGAACATCCAAAACTAAAAGAAATATTAAGAGAACTTACTGTTAAACCTTTTAGTGTTGATGGTCCAGTTAAGCAGTATAAAGTATTTAGAAAGAGTGAAAAATATTTATATGGACCTCGTTTTTACATGATAGATAAATTAGGAATACCCGAAGTAGTATCCTATCATTATATAGAACAAGTAAATATAAATATAAGTAATAGTCCGAGAGATTATCAATTAAAACCATCACAGCAAGTTTTAGAGCATATACTTAAAAATTATTCTGCTGTATGTTCGCTTTATACTGGATGGGGGAAAACTTTTTTAGCACTATGGTTAGCTAAACAACTGGGATGTAAAACTCTTATTGTAGTTCATACTAGAAGTCTACTTGACCAATGGGTAGTTAAAATTAAAGAATTTACAGGAATAGATGCAGGGATTATTCAACAAGATAGAGTTATAGTAGATTCCCCAATATGCGTAGGAATAATTCATTCATTATGTATTAGGAATTATCCTTCAGATGTTACACAGGGGTTCGGATTTGTTGTATTTGACGAAGTTCATCATACTCCCAGTGAAATGTTTTCTGGAGTATTTTACAAAATGTTTATAAAATATTCACTAGGTTTATCGGCTACACTCAAAAGATCAGATGGACTTTCGAAAGTTATTAATTGGTTTCTCGGGGAAACTGTTGTCGATATTAAACAAGTTACCGGAAAACCAGATATTCAGTTATGTCCATTTCATCCAACAGTGCCATTTGAGGAAGAAGTAATGATAAATGGAAAACCGAATAGAATGGCAATGATAGTAAATATGTGTAATAGTAAAGAAAGAAATGATTTTATATTAGACATCATTAATAAGAATAAACACAGAGTAATACTTGTTTTAACACAAATAAGAAACCACGCGGAAAATTTACATTCTCAATTAAGTAATTCTGGACTTTATATGGGTGGAATGACTCTAGAACAATTAAACGATAGTAATAAAAAAGATATCATAATAGGTACATATAATATGGCTAGTGAAGGGTACGATAATCCTCGTTTAGATACACTTTTGTTAGCCACTCCTAAAAGTGACGTAGAACAGGCTGTTGGAAGAATACTTAGAAAAAAAAATGAAAATTCACCTCTTGTTATAGATATTCAGGACTTTTATTCTAATTTTACTTATTCTAATTATAAAAGATTAAACTTTTACAAAAAAAGAGGATTCTTAAAACAAAAAGAAGAATCAGTGATTGACGTTGATATTCGAGACTAATTATATTAAAGATACAAACAATAACTAATTAATGGATGTAGAACCTAGTGTAGAATCTAAGAGTAACAAAATGTTAAATTATGAAGAACTTATGATTAAACAACCAAATGAAATTATCTATATACTTGTACAAAAAATCAATGCACAGCAGAGTGAAATTTCTGGACTATGGAATAGACTAAGAAAGGCTCAAAAAAGAACATAATTATTTGTATTTAGCCATTGTATATAAAATAGTAATGATCAAAGATAGTATTGCACTAACAGCATAAAACATAACAGCCAATGGCTTATCCATTAAATATGGCATTTTAATAAAATAAGCTAAAGTTAAAACAGCAAATACAAATGGTTCCGAGTTAACAGGTTTGTCTTCAGAGTAATGACTATATGCCCTCCAAACATTTAATATTATAAATACTAGACTTAAAACTATACCAATTAAATATAAAATTATTTCTATCGTCATTTATTTATACTAAAAGAAATTAATTTATTTAAATTAATTTAAAGATATAATATATAAATTATTATGGTTCCATAGCTCAGTTGGTTAGAGCACACGGCTGTTAACCGTGGGGTCAAGGGTTCGATCCCCTTTGGAACCGTTCAAGAAAATTCTTATGAAGAATTTTGTTGAATAAATAATATTTGCATGTATTAATGGACTATCCTGTATTTATAGTAAATATAATTGTTCACGTTTCTGTTATGACTATTTTCCTCACCATCTTCTTTTTTACTATAGCTTCACGTCAAGATAAGACTATAACGGAAAAACAATTAAATTTTTTGCTAAATGATAGCATAAAAGATGAGGTAAGTGCTTTACCTGAAGATATCAAGACTAAATTAAAGAAAAAAGTAGACGCTTCTTTGGACAAAAATAAAGACTCTTTAGCTAAACAGGATAAGGAAGTTGCTAATAAAAATCAAGAACTAACAGATTATATGACAAATTTACTATTTATGATTCTAGTTGGTACAGCTTTTTTTGTATTCATAGCTTACTATTATTTTAAGTGGGATATAAGTAAATTACAATATATATTAATCTCTGCTGGTATAACTTTAGTTTTTGTGGCTTTAACAGAGGTTATATTTTTATTTTTAATTCCGTCTAATTATTTAGCTATAGATCCCAATAAAGTAAAATATAAAATTATAAATAAAATATTGGTACCTGAATAATGGATACAAGTAACTTACTAATAAGTGTAACTCTGCATGTATTTTTACTATTTGTATTTTTATCTATATTATTTTGGACAGTAATAAGTCCAATTGAAACTAAATCTTTTTCGTCTGAATTAGATAAAAGTATTAATGATATTGATTATAAGGAACCAGTGCCAAAAGAAGTTAAAGATTATCTATTAGCTATATATGATACAAATGATATCACACAGAATAAAAATAATTCGATGCTACTTTTACTTAATATAACTATTATTGTACTTTTATTCATAATACTTGTTACACAGATAATCTTTCACCATTTACGAGGTGGAACTGTAGAGTATGGAGAAATCATAATAGAAAATATCATTATACTTATATTTGTAGGTATAATAGAATTTTTGTTTTTTAGAAACATAGCAAGTCATTATATTCCTGTTAAACCATCTTACATGACTGATGTTATAAAACAAAATATTGATAGTGCATAAAAAAAATATTTATAATTAATAAAATGTCACAAGGTTACTTTTCTGAAGGTGCAAAAAAATTAGCTCGTGCTAATGGAATTAATGTATCAGATATATACACTCATAGAGATGATGGACTAGCCACAGTAGATAATGTTAAGCGTGCCATTCTTAAAAGACACAAGGAAGGATTTCTTGTTCAGTTACAAATAGGAATTGCTGGTATTAATCCTACAAAAACTAATATGGAATTACTTAAAAAATGGTACAAGAAACATGCTGAATCTGCAAAATATGCCGTGGGCGTATCTGATATTAAAGTTTTTATTGTACCTGCTAGAATCACAGATCCAACAAAACCACCAAAACACCCTCCTATGACCATCCAAATTGATTACAGATTACACGATAATAGAAGAAGTGAAGTAGAATTTGCCAATAGTTTTATTGTTGATCCAGATGATGATGGTAATTATCCAATTTATGTTAAAAATGGTAAAATTACATCAATAAATGTAGGCGTTCCAAATGGAGGAGAAGCTACAATCGTTATTGGTAGAGTTATTAATTCACGCATTGTACCGTTAAATAATTCTAATAATTTTGGTAAAAATTTTGGAGTAGGAATGATAGGTAATCCAATTTCTTTTAAGACGAGATAAATAACTTAAAGGTTTGTACTATAATATAATATATGATTAGTATCAAGGTCTGGGAGTTTGGTAACGGATACTGGCGCCAAGTATTCACACCTGAACATGTAGAAACAAAAGATGAATATAAGTACTTTAGAGTAATGCGTGATGGTCATAAAGAATTTTATAAGTCTGCACAAGATTATAAAATCCACAACTCAATTAAAAAAGTGGTTACGGTAAATGGTGTAGAATATTAATATTGTTATAGTATAAATGGACAATTTGTGTAAAATTTACATAATTGTTTATATATTATATTTAACGCTTGGTTATGAATTTATAACTAAAATAATAAACAATAAGAATATAAATGTTATTAATTGTAATATAGCACCAAAAAGATTTTTGCAATTATCTTTAATAACTTTACTTATTAACGCTTTGTTTTTTAACAGTGGATTTGATATCACACTATTTATAGTAGCTTTATTATTAAATATAATTGTATGCGTTGGGTATTTTATTAAATTTTATCCCTTAACAGACCCATTAACATGGTTCTTCCATATCCTCTGGGCAGTCCCAATTATTTTTGCTCCAATGTTTTATAAAATTACAGGAACTTTTAATGGAAAAATTTTATTAATTGTTATTACACTTTTATTATTGTATAAATTTATAATCGAAGACTATGTATACTCTTAATTTATGTAAGACAAACCCTGAAGTAAAGAGTCCGCAAGATCGTCTTTCTTTTTATTGCTTAAGAAGTAATTTAACCATTTAGAATCTGATAGTAGGTATTTTGTTTCTTCTATTGCTAATTTTTTATTACGAGAATATTTAGTTTTTGCTGTAACTTCTGCGACATTAACATTTTTTAATTTATGTTTTGCAGAATAAAACAATATTTTAATATTTCTCTCTTGTTCATGGGCTATTCTAAGTGTAAAATATGTATATAAACATCCACCAATTATTCTCATTTTAGGATTAAATGATGGTTGTTTTTCTATTAAGATTACAGTAGACTCTAATAAATGTGGTAAAGTGTCTAATTCTTTAATCAAGGTCAATATATGATTTGATGATGTACAATCTATTACATTCCAATCTAATATGTTCCATGTATTGTCACTTGTATCAATTAGACAATATGCTAAATTTTTAATTCCAACATCAAAACTGAGCATCATTTATTCTATAAATATTATTAATTCTTTAAATTTAAATATTTATACAATTAATAATGGGAAATAAAGCACGAGCATATATATCAGTTAATAGTTCCGTTTTAGGCTCAGCATCGATTACATCCTTAAATGCAGCTGACATAACTATTTCTAATTCTTTAACAACAAAAAGTGTAAATACAGATCAACTTGTTGTAAATGGTAATGATGTTACACAAGTTTTACAAGCTGGGGGTAGTTTAACTGCAACTAGCGTATCTGGAACTTCAGCAACTATATCCGACACTTTAACGGCTGGTAATATTATAACAAACTCAACTGGTGTTATATTAACCAATGGAAATATTACAAACCATACAATAACTATCGATTTAAATTCTATACAACAACCAGGTAATTATACACCGTCACCCATAGTAAATTCTTCGCCTTCTGCTCACATGGGATATATATCTGTATCTTTAACTGACAATACTAATTTAAAAGGATCTCTAGCATTATATACGAGAGGGAAAATGTGGAATGTAACTGTTTATACTGTTCTTTTTGAGAAAAATACGGATACTGATTCATCAATTAGTTTAAACACAGACAATGGATTATTAACGATATCAACAATTAATCATGTAACTTTCGAAATTAAAGCGCTTAATTTATTCGAAAAATAATCTTTATATTTATTAAAATGGGACTTACAGCAACAGGATATAAAATTCACAATGACAAGGTTACACTTGATTCTGTCTATATTAATGTAAGAGATCTATCTACTGATAAAGAGAATTTTCCGGACAGTAACAGTAGTAGTTATATATTTTCATGCACTTGTCATGTTAAATTAGAAGACACAAGAGTAGACATAATAAGAATTAATATTCGACAGGATAGTCCAATTGTAGAAAATTTATGGGATAAAGCTTATAATCTTTTAAAAAATAAGCTAACTGAAAAATTTATTAATTTTACGGATAATATTTAAATTAATAATTAAATAATTTTCTAAAAAAAAATATTATTTAATTATTAAAATGCCAACTAAAAAGAATGTAATTCATATCGGACACACTACGATTGATGTAACAAAGAATGCTGTCGGTAACGCAGACGATATTAATTTTAATATATATGACGGTACTAGTCCAAACACTGTTATGACCCTTAACGGGGCGAACAGTGCAATTAGTTCAATTGCTCAGGGTACAGTAAGTGTATTTGACCTAAATGTCTCCGGAGCACTAACAACTTCGGCTTCTACTACAGCTCCAACTGTTAAAATTGGCCAGGAGCTACAATTTACAAACAAAACTACAACTAGTAGTACTGTGATTGGTTCTATATATGCTTCTACTGGTAGTACAACAGATGATCATATCCTATATATCGATCCCTATAAAGAAGACTCCACAGGTGATGGCGTACCTAACAAAGGTACAGTACATATTTTAGGTAGTCTAATTGTAGAAGGTGATAAGACATTTTTAGATACAGCTACAAAGGTGTTATCAGATAATGCAATCTCCGTTAACGGATCAGTAGATAGCAGTGGAAATCTAGTTGGCTCAACATCCATAAGTGGAGGTCTAACCTTTGCTTATAGCAGTGACGGTACATTTTTAAATACTATAACGAAAGATTTATTCTATGATCAAGTCAATTCACGATGGACTATTGCTGGCGAAAATTTTTATACAACTGGTAAAGTTGATGCTGGCATAGTTGATGCTGGCACAATTACTGACGGCACTGCTACGCTTTCGGGTGGTGTTATATCCGGTGCTACTACAATTACTGCATCTGGTTCAATTACGGGTGGTTCACTAACTGATGGAACTGCTACGCTTTCGGGTGGTGCTATATCCGGTGCTACTACAATTACTGTATCGGGTGCTATATCCGGTGCTACTACAATTACTGCATCGGGTGCCATCCAGAGTGCTAGTCTAAGCTCGGGTATAATTACTGCATCGGGTTCAATCACGGGTGGTTCACTAAGTGATGGAACTGCTGAGTTTTCGGGTGGTGCTCTAACGGGTGCTACTACAATTACTGCATCTGGTTCAATTACGGGTGGTTCACTAACTGATGGAACTGCTACGCTTTCGGGTGGTGTTATATCCGGTGCTACTACAATTACTGCAACGGGTTCAATTACGGGTGGTTCACTAACTGATGGAACTGCTACGCTTTCGGGTGGTGTTATAACGGGTGCTACTACAATTACTGCAACGGGTTTAATCACGGGTGGTTCACTAACTGATGGAACTGCTACGCTTTCGGGTGGTGCTATATCCGGTGCTACTACAATTACTGCATCGGGTGCTATATCCGGTGCTACTACAATTACTGCATCGGGTGCCATCCAGAGTGCTAGTCTAACCTCGGGTACAATTACTGCAACGGGTTTAATCACGGGTGGTTCACTAAGTGATGGAACTGCTGAGTTTTCGGGTGGTGCTCTAACGGGTGCTACTACAATTACTGCATCTGGTTCAATTACAGGTGGTTCACTAACTGATGGAACTGCTACGCTTTCGGGTGGTGTTATATCCGGTGCTACTACAATTACTGCAACGGGTTCAATTACGGGTGGTTCACTAACTGATGGAACTGCTACGCTTTCGGGTGGTGTTATAACGGGTGCTACTACAATTACTGCAACGGGTTTAATCACGGGTGGTTCACTAAGTGATGGAACTGCTGAGTTTTCGGGTGGTGCTCTAACGGGTGCTACTACAATTACTGCGTCTAGTTCAATTACAGGTGGTTCACTAACTGATGGAACTGCTACGCTTTCGGGTGGTGTTATATCCGGTGCTACTACAATTACTGCAACGGGTTTAATCACGGGTGGTTCACTAACTGATGGAACTGCTGAGTTTTCGGGTGGTGCTCTAACGGGTGCTACTACAATTACTGCGTCTAGTTCAATTACAGGTAGTTCACTAACTGATGGAACTGCTACGCTTTCGGGTGGTGCTATATCCGGTGCTACTACAATTACTGCAACGGATTCAATTACGAGTGATAGTGTAAATATTGGTGGAACTATTGATTCTACAAATTCTACAAGTACTAATCTTACTGGTGCTCTTACTGTTGCTGGTGGAGTTTCTATAAAGAAACATTTATTCTTAGGTCAGGGAATTACTGGTGTAATAGGTGATGTTGTTCCTGTATTACTTAATGTAGGTGGGACTACACGATCCACAATGCAT